TGGATATGTTCCTCTTTCGGGAAGTGTTCTGAACAAAGCACGTCTTGCTGTTGGTCGTATTGGTAACTGATATACATAAAATAAATTATCACATACCGATATGAAATATCCAATCATTTTTGCTTTTGCTTCTATGATTGCTGGTCCTGCTTTTGCAGGACCTTTTGTAAACGTTGAAGCAAATGCAGCACTTTCTGGTTCCAGTTATGCTGGAACTATTACTGAAGCACACGCAGGATATGAGGGTTCTTCGGGAAACTTCTCATATTATGGACAGATTGGACCTGCACTAGTTACTCCTGATGGTGGAGATACTGATGTTCAACTATCTGGTAAGATTGGTGGTGGAGTAGATGTCACTGAAAAACTTAATGTTTATGGTGAATACTGGGCACTAACTGGTGGTGAGGTTGAGAACCTGACTTCTAATTTTAAACTTGGAGTAAAGTATTCATTTTAATTTAGTAAGCATTTATACTTAATCTAGTCAGGATTTTCTAACAAGGGTGGGTTTCCCCCCTTGTTTTTTCTTTAGGTTTCCTATATAATTCTGTAACAGTTCTTTACAAAGGAATTATGACGGTAACAACTAATGATCGTGGGCAACAGAATATGTGGGCAAAAGAACCTTCGATGTATATGACCAAGGAAGACCTTGAGCGTTATGGTATTGAACCTTACGCTGAGAAAGCGGAGCGTTTAAACGGACGCACCGCGATGATTGGATTTGTATCAGCAATTCTTTCATATGCTCTTACTGGAAAACTTTTCTTTGGTATTATTTGAGTTTTAATTTTACATACCATACATTATAAATAATATAAAATATATGTTTGGTATATGAAATCTCTTTACAGCATCGGTGATAAAATACACCGACTTACTATCAAAGGAAAAACAGTTTGCACTACCCCAAGTGGAAGAAATCGTTCTCATTATATTTGTGAATGTGAATGTGGAAATGAAGTAAAGGTTGAGGGATATAACCTCAATAATGGTCGTTATAAATCCTGTGGATGTAAAAGAGCATCTGCTGGTGGAATATCTAACACAAAAAAGTATAGAATGTGGAAATCTGCACAAGAGCGTGCTATTAAAAAAGGATTAGAATTTTCTATACGAGTTGAAGATATTGAAATACCAAAAAATTGCCCTTTGTTGAACATAACACTCATTGAAGGTGATAGAGAATACACTCCTTCACTTGATAGAATTGATAGTAAAAAAGGATATACTCCAGACAATGTGTGGGTTATATCTCATAGAGCAAATCAAATAAAAAATGATGCTACACTTGAAGAATTAAAACTCATAACAGAAAACCTATCAAAAATAACTTGACAATGACTTCAATTATCTTTACAATTACTAGTGTCGCCTTCTTTGTTTTGTTGGCACACTCCGTAAATCAACTATCAGAAACTTATTAATTTATGTCTTACAATGTTACTCTCCGCTCTCCCGATGGCACCGAAACCACTATCCAATGTGATGCGGATACTTACATTCTTGACGCAGCAGAGGAAGCAGAAGTTGAACTTCCATACTCATGCCGCGCTGGTGCTTGTTCCTCTTGTGCTGGTAAGGTAATTGAAGGAACTGTTGATAATGAAGATCAAACATTCTTGGATGACGATCAACTTGCAGATGGTTTCATTCTCACTTGCACTGCATATCCTAAGTCAGATTGCGTTATCCTGATCGAACAAGAGGAAAATCTGTGAGTGCTGGTATGCTTGGGCAATTTAATCTTGCCCTTCAAGAACTTGTAGAAAGTGGTGCTTGGGATCGAGATGTAGAACTAGAAGTCAAGATCGCAGGAACTCTTAAAAACGATAAGTTCATAGTTATTAAACCAATTAAAGAAAAACTGGTCTGTAACTCAGATCCAGAACTTAAACAAAAACACCCTTATCAAGGAGAAAAACAATGAATGAAAGAGCAGAACGTATTAATGGATGGGCAGCAATGATTGGTATTGTTGCTGCAATGGGCAGTTATGCTGCAACTGGTCAAATTATTCCGGGCATTTGGTGATGGAGGTTAAAATGCGTAAAGAACAATATCAGGTTCCTCAAGTACAGTTTCAATTTCGTGAAAACGGTGAATTTGTAACTCGTACATCTTCCGAACTTTTCAATGGAAAGCGTGTGGTCATTTTTAGTCTGCCTGGTGCTTTCACTCCTACTTGCAGTGCCTATCAGCTACCTGGATTCGAAGAGAAATACGACGACTTTATTGGTCTTGGCATCGACGATATTTACTGCATCTCTGTTAATGATGGGTTTGTGATGAATGCATGGGCACAAGACCAAAACATTGGAAAAGTAAAACTAATTCCAGATGGCAATGCATATTTTACACGTTCTATGGGAATGCTTGTCAATAAGTCCAACCTTGGTTTCGGTGATCGGTCTTGGCGTTATGCTGCAGTCGTGGATAACGGAATCATCGAAAAACTATTCATTGAAGTGGGGCAACGGGACAATGCCGACACCGACCCTTATGAGCAGACTACTCCGGAGAATGTTTTTGAATATGTGAAAACTACAGTTCGAGAAACTGTTGCTGCTTGAAAAGAATCAAAGCGTCCAAAAGGGCGCTTTTTTTATAAATACATTCAGTGTTTATAGAAGTATTCAATGACCTTAGATCTTCATAACTTTTTTAAGTATTATGATGATGGTAATTCGAATCACGTAGCAGCGGTTCAGTGGTTAGAGGATAACCTTCCCGCTCAATTCATGGACGATTCGGAGACAGAGTGGGTTTCAATTTTCAGAACAAAGCCACCAGCTCCAGAAGTTCTTGCAGTTCCATACTTTAACCAAGTAGATAACTACAGAGATGCACATAGAACTTGCAACTCTTCATCATGTGCTATGTGTCTTGCGTTCCTCAAGCCAGGAAGCATTAAAGGTGATGACGAATACGTTAAGAAAGTATTTGAGATTGGCGATACAACTGACCATGCCGTACAGACGAAGGTTCTGGCAGCTTATGGTGTTAAGTCACACTTTAGTTACAATCTATCTTTTGCTGATATCGATAAAAGTCTGGACGCTGGGAAGCCCGTTGTTATTGGCATACTCCATAGGGGTTCTCTTTCTGCACCTACTGGTGGGCACATGTGTGTTGTAATTGGCAAGACACCAGATGGTAAAGGATATTATGTAAATGATCCATATGGATCATGTAATGATAATTATACTGGGCCAGTAACAAATGGTAAGAAGACCATTTATACCAAAGCAATGCTCAAAGCACGTTGGTGCCCAGGAGGCAACGATGGATGGGGAAGAATTTTCGATTAATTTTAAGAGGAAGATCTTACAAAGAATCAAAGATCTTACGAATCACGGCAAGCACGTAGAGGCAAATCAACTTTATCAAAAGTATTTCGGAGGGCAAAATGGCAAGGATTGATTTACACAACTTTTTTAAATTCTATGATGATAGAAATCCTAATCATGTTAAAGCAGTTCAGTGGTTAGAGGATCATCTACCAAATAAGTTTCTTGAGGATAATGTAGACTGGGCTGAAATCTATCGAGGAAAAAAGTCTAGTGCTGCAGTAGCATCTACATCAACTTCTTCTGCTCCTGCAGCATCTTCTTCACCTGCATCTGTAGGTGGTGATGATGTGCCAATGATGGGAATTAAGTTAATCAAGGAATTTGAAGGTTGTAGGCTGGATGCTTATCCGGATCCCCTCAGTGGTAATTTACCAATCACTATTGGTTGGGGTTGCACCCGTAAAAAAGATGGATCACCATTTCATATGGGCGATAAAATTACCCAATCAGAAGCAGATGAACTTCTGATTGATGAGTGTAAAAAGCACTTTTTACCCTCACTTCGTAAAATTCCACACTGGGGAGAAATGTCAGATGGTAAACGCGGAGCACTTCTCAGTTTTGCTTATAATCTTGGCGCTGGTTTCTACGGCGGCGATAACTTTAATACTATTACTAAACGCTTGAAGAATAAAGAGTGGGATTTAGTTCCCGATGCATTGTATCTCTACAGAAATCCTGGTTCAAATGTAGAAGCAGGACTTGCCCGTAGAAGAAAGGCTGAAGGTGAAGCTTGGAAAAAAGGTTAACTTTACAAACTCACTAAAATGGACCCTCAAAAGAAAAGAGAAACTTGTATGAGTCAAATTATTCGTATTGCTATTTTGGGTTGGTCTGCCGCACTTCTTACGGCAAGTTATGCTGGGGCTCTTGCTAAAATGGACCCAACATTTATTGCTACTGTGTTTACTGCGTCCGCAGCAACATTTGGAATTAATACTATGAAGAAAGGTGGAGATGATGATGATGAAAAAAAGTCTGAAGCAAAAAGAGAGGAGTTTGTAGAAGCACCTCCAATACCTGCTGCAGAGGCAGTGGTAGAGGAAGTTGTTGAGCAAACAGTAAGTGAAGAACCATTAGTTCAAACTGGTTATAAAGAAGAAACTTCTCTTGAAGAAAGAGTTGAAGCTCTAGAAGCGAAGGTTGATGAAGAAAAACCCTATTCAAGAGGAGATCTCTGATGTCAAAATCTGCTAATAAAAGTAAAAAAGGTGGAGCGGGTTCTGCCAATAACAAAAAGCAAAATTCTGGTAATGCCAATGCTAAAAAAGCAAAGAATGGTGGTAAGAAAAAGTGATAGAATTTATCGCTTTTATGATTATAGGTTATGTGGAAATTTCTCCAGGTGAATGTCAAGTTGAATATCTTCGTTATAATGAAATACACTCACTAGTTGTACCATGTCAAGAGAATGGAACACTCCTAAAAGGGAGTGTTGGAATGCTCCAATCCACAAAATACTCCAAGCCATAGACAATCACACCCGTCTTTTTATGGAGACGGGTGATTTTTGGCATGAAGAACAGGCCCAGATCTTGAGAAAATATGTAAAAGATTTGAAAGTCTGGATACACAAAGAAGAAGGATGGTGGGATGAATGAAAAAAATTCTCACAGCAATCGGTTTATCATTAAGTCTAACTCTTCCAGTATATGCTGATAAGTTGTTAAGCACACAACCCACAGTGAGACCATATAGTGCAGAAGCAATGGGTTGTATGATACTTTTGGAGTGTACTGAAGGTCTTGAAAAACTATCGACAGAATCAGAATTTTTAAAGAGTGAAGATTTTGCTCCATTTAGAGATGAAATTATTAGAGTTATAACTGCTCTCAATAAACTTGAAGTTCCTGTTTATGTCGCACCAGAAAGATATTTTACTCCAAGAACAGTAGGATTATACAAACCAAACTATAATCGTTTCTTCATTAATGAAATTCTTCTTAAAGATCCAAGAGAATTTTTAGGAACACTTCGTCACGAAGGTTGGCATACAGTTCAAGATTGTATGGGTGGTGGACTACAAACTTCATTTATGGCACAAGTACATCAGGATAGTGAGATACCTGCTTGGTTAATGAAGATGACTAAACTTACTTATGAATCGATGATGCAAAGTCGTGCAGTTCCATGGGAAGCAGATGCTAATTGGGCAGAAGAACAGTCAAATGTAACTGCTGAAAAATTAGAGATGTGTGCAAAAGGTCCCTTGTGGGATCAAATTCGTCCAACTCCTTTGACTATGGATTGGTTGATTGGATGTGGATTTATGAAACCACAAGACGGTTTATACCCCTACTATCCAAACAAGAAAGTACAATATTGTACGGAAGGTAAATACTAGTAGTTGAATATAAAAAAAATGAGTGAAGTTCAGTTCAAGAAGCACAGAGTATTCCGTGAAACAGATGCAGTTGTTTTCTATGATATATCGGTCGAGCATTCAAATGCTCAGGATCTGGTTGTTCACACTGGTCCGGCTATCAGTCCTCCTGATGATATTGTAGGAGCAAAACAATTTTATATTCATTATCACCAGGTAGACCATAATCGTGTTCTATCTGGACTTCGCACGTTTGAACTTGTAAATCCAGAGTGGAGATACCCCTATCATATCGTCCATCTCAATCGTTCTTCTGGTGCTCTTGTCATTCCTAAGATGACTTATCATCGTTCATATTCTGGTGAAGATGGATCTATCGTGATTAACCAAGCAATCCGCGATGATGAGTTTAATCCAGAGACAGAATTTGTTCCAGTATCTGCAGCAAAGAATCATGATCTTTATCACATTCTTGCACACGAAAAACCAGTTATTCATACCCTTGGAGAATAATGGATCAATTTCCTTGGGGTGTTGTAATTATTTTATCTTGTGGTCTTGCCTTTACTGCATACATCATTTACTACATACTAAAGTTAGCATCTGAGGAGATGAAAGATGAAGAACCTAGCAATCATTCTGTCGGCAACGAGTCTGGCAATTAGTGGAGCACTTTGTTATGGTGCCTATGTAACTTATAAAAAAGCAGAAGCAATTCTCAATAATCCTGAAGAGTTTGTTGGTGCTGTTGTAGAGAAAAAAATTAAAAGCACTCTACCAATTTTTAAAACAAATAAAGAAAATAAATTTGGATTTCCATTCTAAATACTAATGCTTATGTGTGGTAACTTAAGCAAAAGATTGGGGGCAGAAATGCCTCTTTTCTTGTATAAATAATATTACCACACATAAAGCAGTATGAATAACTATTACACTTACGCATACTTGCGTGAAGATAAAACTCCCTATTACATCGGCAAGGGTAAAGGTAATAGAGTATATTCTAAAGGTAGAAGAGTATTTTTACCTCCTAAAGATAGGTCTAGAATTATATTTCTCAAACAAAATCTTACTGAAGATGAAGCATTTAAGCACGAAATTTATATGATTGGTGTGTTTGGTAGGAAAGATCTTGGAACTGGTATTCTTCACAATAAAACCAATGGTGGCGATGGATTGAAAAATCCTTCAGAAAAAACCAAAGAAAAATTAAGCAAAGCACGACAAGGAAAACCTCTTTCTGAAGAACATAAAAGAAAAATAAGTGAAAAGATGAAAGGTAGAATTCTTTCAGAAGAGCATAAAGAAAAACTGAGTGAAGTAAAACGGGGTATAATTTTTTCAGAAGAAAGTAAAAGAAAAATGAGTGAATCTCAAAAGGGTAAAACTCTATCAGAAGAACATAAGAAAAAAATAGGAGAATCTGGAAGGGGAAGAATACATTCTGATGAAAGTAAAAAGAAAATGAGCGAAAAACTTAAAGGGAAAACTCTTTCAGAAGAACATAAAAGAAAAATTAGTGAAAAACTTAAAGGGAGAACTCTCTCAGAAGAGCATAAAAGAAAAATTGTTAGACGAAAATCTAAATAGTAAGAGTATATAAAATTAAAAAAATGGCGGATAGAGACCCATACATTTATAGAATCAAAGAGATTCATAAGGTTGTAGATGGAGATACAATAGATGCGTCAATTGATTTGGGGTTTGATATAAGTTTAGAAAAAAGGATTCGTCTTGCTGGTGTCGATACCCCAGAAAGTCGCACGGCAGATGCGAATGAAAAGAAATATGGACTTGAATCAAAAGAATGGTTGAAGCATCGTTGTGAAGGTGCTAAGAACATTCTCATTAAGACTGAACTTCCAGACTCCACAGAAAAGTATGGAAGAATCATTGGACATTTGTTTATTAATGATGAGGCAACTTCACTAAACAACCAGATGATTGCTGAAGGTTATGCCTGGGAATACTCAGGAGGAACCAAAGTAAAAGATTTTGAAAAACTTAAACAAATTCGCAAATCAAAAGGAACTCTGGTAGAATAAATAGTAATACCTGTGTGGTTCGCATCTATCAGGTAGAAGGGGTGCTTCGGCACCTTTTCTTGTATAAATAGTATTGCGAACCATAACAGAGTAGATGAAACACATTCACCATATTGTGCCTAAACATATGGGAGGCACGGATGACCCTATCAATCTTATAGAGTTGAGTGTAGAAGAACACGCAGAAGCACATAGAAAACTCTATGAGGAATATGGTAATGAATATGATAGGATTGCTTATGAAGCACTATCGGGAATGATAAAAAAGGAAGAAGTAATACAACAAGTATTGAGTGAGGCAGGAAAAAGAGGAGGTGCTCCAAAAGGTAGAGTTCCTTGGAATAAAGGAAAGAAAGGAGTTCAAAAAAATCCTTATCTTGTTGAACTTAATAAAAGCAGAAAAGGAAAATCTATTAGTGATGAAGCAAAAGCAAAAGTTAGTGCTGCTAATAAAGGAAGAAAAAGACCAGATTTGGTAGAAAGAAATAAAAAAAGAAAAGGAACCTATATAAGCAGGGATGATAAAGGAAGATTTATATGATTTACTTTAATATTGTTAGACTATTCATCATTATCTGGGCTGCATTAATGATTTCTGCTGTTGAGTCTGTTGCAATTAGAACAGAAGGGCAGGTAGAACTTGAAAGTACAAATCGTGATGCTTATGCAAAAGTACTCGTTCTTGCAGTCGGTTCTTTTCTTGGAGATGCTGCTTTTAAGTTGAAGGGAAAAAAATAATTATTTTTTTGTTAGGAGACTCTCACGAAGAGGACGTAAAAAATCTTTACAGTTTGATACTACTTTGTTAAATAGTAGAGATTTGTTTAAGGTGTTACAAAATGACCACGGCACCAGCAAAGGATAATCGTAAAGAAGAGAAGGATAATATCTTTCTAGAAATTCTTTCTAATATTTTTGTTCAATTGCCAGCGATGGTTATTGTATGGATTATCTCTCAATTTACGTCAGAAAGATAATCTAGCGGATAATTTTTTAGCAATCTTTTTAGCAGGGGCAAAGAGAGACTTAAATCTTTCTTTGCCTTCTTTTGTGAATTTATCTTTGATTACATCATCAATAATGATTTTATTATCAATCTCGTAGAGAGCATTGATTTCTACTTGATCACGAATATATTGTTCTACATTAGAGACTTGCTCTACAAGTCTTGTACCTTCGGCAGAATATTCGAAGATATCAATGTGTCCACCTTCTGCTAGGACGTAATGCAAAACGGGTTTGACTTGTTTGATTTTAATCTTAAACTTATTTTTTGTTGCTTCTTTGATGATTGGTTCTGCTGCATTTTTAACTACATTCAAAACTGTTGTAGATACCATCGTAGCAGCAGTGGTTACTACTGCGACAGCACCAGCCGTAGCAACAAGAGAAGGGTCAGGTAAATTAATATCGATTCCATTTATAGTAAAGGTTGGGGTAGTTGATTTATCTGCTGGGATCTCTGCTATTGGTATTGGAGTTTGAGATGGGGGGGTTTGAGTAATCTGAGGCAGTTGAGGGGGAGGGGTAGTATCTGGCAATCCTCTTTCCTTTGGTTTTTCTTCCTGTTGTTGTTTTTCGCGTTCTGCTTTTACTGCAGCATCAAACTCTGCTTGAGTTGGAACATTAATAACTGGATATTTAATCGTAGTATTTGGAGCATCTATAATAGGTACTTCTAATCCGCGAACCACTGGTGCTTCTGTTGATCTAACAACTGGGGGATTTATTGTTGGAATGATACTAGGACCAGTAATTCTTATGTCAGTGCTTTGTATCTCAATTGGGTTTATTTCCATACGTTTTAGTATTCTAATTAATACTTATTATAAATAATACTGATAATATATTTAAGATAATTATGAAATATTATACTTATGCATATTTGTGTGAAGATGGAACACCTTATTATATTGGCAAAGGGAAAGAAAATAGAATATACAAAAAACATATTGTTCCAATTCCCACAGAGGATAGAATTTTATTTTTGAAGAAAAATATTTCTGAAGAAGATGCAATTAAACACGAAGTTTATATGATTTCAATATTTGGTAGAAAAAATAATGGAACTGGAATTTTGAGAAATCTTACTGATGGTGGCGAAGGAAGTTCTGGAAGAAAATTATCAAAAGAAACTATTGAAAGAATGAGTATTGCTGCTAAAAATCGCAAGATAAGTGATGAAGGACGAAAAAAATTAAGTGAAAGAAGTAAAAGAATGGGAAAATGGAAAGGTGAAGATAATCCAGGATCAAAAATGAAGGGATTAAAAAGAGATAAACCTTTCACTGAAGAACATAAGAAAAAAATTTCATTATCAAATACTGGAAAAAAACATAATAGAGACATTAAACCATTGACAAATTGCAGAAAAATAAAAGTTTATTTTGTTGATGGTTCTATTATTGAATGTTGGGGTATTAGAGAATTTGAAAGGCAATACGGATATTTACCAAAACCAGATAATAGAACTGGAAAATTTTATGGTAAAGCAAAAAATATATTAAAAGTAGAAACTATTTTGTAATTTTAGAAATAACTTTGCCATCACCAGTCATTAAATATCCATTTGGTGATGGTCCAACTATATCAGCACATACTTTTCCATAAGGACTTTTTGGATGAAAGAATCCACCAGATTTAATTACTTCTAAGCACTTCAAAATTCTTACAATCTCAAAATCTAAACGACTTTTTTCATATTCACTTTGCTGCCTAGCAATTTCGGTTGCCGCTCTTTTCTTACATAATTCCATTAAATTTCCATCTAATGGAATATTGAGACCAGCAGAGACTCCCCAGTTGCCATTTCTCGAAGCAAAACTTTCTGGATCATCACTATTATTGCCACTGTGCATTAAAAATGGTGATATTGAAAATGTTGCTCCTTGGCAACTAACTCCACCACCATATGTATTAACTGCATAAGGACCTTGCAATACTTGAACCGCTTGATTGGTTACATTGCCCGTAGCAGATGCTGAAGGTCCTGCAATGTTTGTATTACTTGGTGCTGGAGTACTTTGTGCGAATGCGGTTCCAGTTGAAATTATTGTGTAAAGACAGAGATTGATGTAGTGGTTGATTGTGTTTCTGTAGTGCGGTCTATCCATGTTTCTTTAGCCACTCCAGGGCCGAGATAGGTTTCACTGAACTGGAATGGGGCACCTTGGGTCATGATACTATAATTTGCTCCCTGTTGGGGAGCACCAGGAATGTTAATATTAGTTCCAGATACAGTATAAGATGTGCCAGTTGTATATTCAACTTGGCGAATAGTTTCTATTATTTTTGTAGTAGATTCTGTAGTCGCATTGATTGTGCCCCTAGTAAAATTAGGCACAACACTTTCTGCTAGGGCAGGACAAGAAAACCCTAGCAGGAACAAACCTGCTAGGATATGTCTCATTTGAATACGCTCAACTCAATGCTACGTTGTGCAGTTGCTGTAGTTCCTGCTCCACCAGCAGTAACAGTAGGAACACCAGTGGGTGATAATGTTCCTGCAAGAGTACCTTTTTCTCCACCAACTTGAGTTACACTATCTCCATAGAGATTTGGAGAACCAATAACACCATTAGTAACTGTTTGATTTGTTACAGGGGTATCAGCAGCATTGAAACTTTCTGAGAAAGTAAATGCTTGTCCTGGAGTATTGATATCATAGGTTCCAGCACCACCTACACCACCAAAGGATGTGGATTGGATATTGGTTCCTGATGCTGAATAAGAAGCACCAATTCGTGTTGATTGAACTGCGGCACCATCAACTTTCAATTGTACGGAGTCAGTAATTCTTGATGTGATTTCAGCAGCATTAACTGGGATTGCGAAGAATAACGAAAAGGCCAATAGAAGTCTTTTCATTTTTCTTATTTTGTTGTAAACACTATGAGTATTTAGTGTTTATGGTACATTCAATTTGAATAAATAATTGAAAGTATAATAAGAAAAATGTCAGTTGCTGAAATTAGTAATTTGGTGATTTACAAGGGTACTGATTTTTCTGCAACATTTAATCTGTTTAATCCCGATAGTTCTGCTGCTATTCTTTCTGGATTGACTACTTCTTATGCTAAAATTCGTAAACATCCTACATCAACAAATTATCAAGAATTTTCTAAAACAATTGCATCTTCTACTGGCACCATTACTCTTAGTTTGACATCAACTCAAACTGAACAGTTAAGTGAAGGTAGAAATTATTTTGATGTTATATTGACATTATACGAACAAAAAACTTCAGTTCTTAAAGGAACTGCAATGGTCTACGAGAGTGCATCTGTATGACTTATAAAGTTTCTCTTTCTTCCGGAAATAATTACTCTGTAAAAATACCTCAATCCCAAAAATATAAAATAAATTATCAACCCATAACACAACTCATGCCACAATCATTAAGCGAACTAACGGATGTTGAATTGAGTGGTAATAATTACGATAAGTATGTTTTATTATATGATTCCATTTCTGGAAAATGGAAGGATGTGAATCCAGATGAGGTGTTGTCCGCAGCAACTACAACTCTTGATGCAAATAGAACAACATACACTCTTCCAACTGATTTTGAAGATAAGTTGGCTATAGACCTTGATAATAAAATTGATGTTGATGGTGGATTCTTTTAGTCTGCATATTTGATAAATAGTAAAAAACTCTTATATAAGAGTTTCTAGGGTATATACCACTAATGCGAGGATTGAATGGCAGATCCTACTATTAAAATTAAACGGTCCGGAGTTGCGGGAAAAATTCCGACCGTAGATAATTTGCAACTCGGTGAATTAGCTGTTAATACTTTTGATGGAAAATTATATATTGAGAAAGATCAAAGTAGTGTGGGAATAGCAACTACAATTATTGTAGTTAATCCTTGGTCTGTAGGAACAGGAACGAACACCTATAATACTTATTTTAATTCCGGTTTTGTTGGAATTGGAACCACAAATCCATCATCAAAATTATCCGTAGTTGGTGATGGATTATTTACTGGAGTTGTAACAGCATCATCATTCAGTGGTAATGCTTTAAGTGCTACTTATGCAGACGTAGCTGGAGTATCTACAAGTGTTATAGGTGGTATAGGTTCCATTACACAACTTAATGTTTCTGGTGTTTCAACATTAGGTATTACTAGTGCCACTAATTTAACAACCCAAAACATTAATAACTCTGGTGTTACAACTACCAACTCTCTGAACATTGGTGCAACACAGGTCATTAGTTCTGCAAGACAACTTCAGAACATTGTTTCACTTGATGATACTACTACAGCAACAATTGAATCTGCAATTCAAAATGCAACTAATAATTTTACAAACCTTCAAGTAACAGGCATCTCAACTCTTGGAGTCACTAGTGCTACAAACTTAACAGCACAACAACTTAATGTTAGTGGTTTATCAACTTTTGCAGGTATTACCACTCATACGGAATCACTCTTTGGAACTCAAGCATCCTTTACTGGCATAGTAACAGCATCATCATTCAGTGGTAATGCATCAAGTGCTACTTATGCTACCATAGCAGGAGTATCTACAGATGTTATAGGGGGTATTGCATCAGTTACTTCATTAAGTGTAAGTGGTATAAGCACTTTAGATGGTGCTTCTACAACTAATTTAACAGCACAACAATTAAACGTTTCTGGCATAACAACAGTCGGATTTATTACTGCAACAAACCTATATGTTGCTGGTGTTGGAACTTTCTTGTCTTCTGGATTAAATATAAGAAACCCAGAAAATACTTTTGGTTATACAATTGCTGGTAATGCAATTACTGCTGATAGAATTCTTACATTACCAGTCGTCACATCAAACACTGGTATTGCAGTAACCGGATTAAATCAATCATTTACTGGAACTCAAACATTTTCTTCGTTAACCGCAACTAGCACTCTTACTGTTTCTGGTACTCTTTCTGTTACTAGTGCAAACATTACTCATACTGGAACTACTGAAAACTTTACTGCTGCATCATATACTACAGGTACAGTCACAATAGGTGGTCCATTACAAACTGGTACAATTACTGTAGGACAAGCAACAACATCACAAACACTTAACCTTGCTACTGGTGTTTCTCTTGCATCTACAACCAAGACAATCAACTTTGGTACTGGTGGTGCTTCTGGTTCCTTTACTCAAATCAACATTGGACCAACTGCTGGTGTCGGTACTGTTATTATTAACTCTGGAACTAGACTTGGTATTGGTTCTGCAATTCCAAGAGCGGCACTTGATGTAGTTGGTGATGGAAGAGTTTCTGGTGTAGTCACAGCAATCACTTTTATTGGTGCTCTTACAGGAACTGCAACAACAGCCTCAAGTGTTGTAGTAGATTCTGTAGGACTTGGAACTCATACTTACGGTGATTATGTCAGAGATATTACAGGAACATCCAACCAAATCACAGTTACTTCTGGAACTGGTGAAGGTTCAACACCAACTTTAAGTCTTCCAAATAATCTAGTTCTTCCTCAAGATGTGACGGTTACAAGAGATCTTCAAGTCAATCGTAACTTAAATGTAACTGGAAATATTACTCTTGGTGGTACAACTGCATTTATTAATGTTCAAGAATTGGTAGTTAGTGATCCTGATCTTGTTCTTGGATATAGAACAGATGCATTTGGTAATGATATTTCAAATGATAATACTGCAAATCATGGTGGTATTGCAGTTGCATCTACTGAAGGAACTCCATTAGTTAGTTTGTTTATTGCTGGTATTGAAACTACACCTGCTACATATAAGAAAATTATGTGGTTTAAGTCTGGTACTTTTGCTGGACTTGGAACTGATGCTTGGTTAACTAATTATGCTGTTGGTATTGGTTCTACTCAATTCCCAACAGGAACAAGACTTGCTGCTGGTTCAGTTCAATTTACTGAAAATGATTTAGCAGTTGTAAGAAACATTAATGCTTCTGGTATTGGTACAATTCCAACTCTATCAGGTACTACAGCAACTTATAACACTGGTAACTTTACTACTGGTAATATTGTAACTGGTGTTGTCACTAACATCTCTGGTACTAATCTTAATTATACTGGTGTTGGTACTATAACGACTCTTAATAGTACAACAGGAAATATAACAACTCTTAATAGTACTACTGCTAATATTGTTACTGGTGTTGTTACAGATATTTCAGGTACTAATCTTAATTATACTGGTGTTGGTACTATAACGACTCTTAATAGTACTGATGCTAATTTAACAAACATTAATTCAACTGGCATCAGTACTCTTGGAGTTACAAGTGCAACTAATTTAACTGCACAACAACTCAATGTTTCTGGTGTCTCAACACTTGGAGTTACCACATTCACAGGTGCCGTAAGTTTTGGAACTTCTGCTTACTTTGGCGATAATAGTAGGTTGTATTTAGGTGATAGTAATGATCTGCAAATTTATCATAATGGAAATGATAGCGTAATTTCAGATTCTGGATTTGGGCAACTTTACATAGGAACTAATGGAAGTAGAGTAGAGATAAGCAAAGGTTATGGAACTGAATCAATGGCTAGGTTCCTCACAGACGGTGCAGTAGAACTCTATTACGATAACTCTAAAGAATTTGAAACCACTGGATACGGTGCTACTGTCTTTGGAGTTCTTCAATCACAAGGACTTCAAGTTAATTCTGGTGTCTCAACAGTTGGTTTCTTAACGGCAACCAATATCTGGAATGCTGGCATCACAACCTCTTCAAGACTTACCCTGAACGGAGCAAATGACACCACAGATGGTGGAGGACAGATATATCTTAATGGAGCAACGGGAAACCGTATTGACTTTAATAATAATGGTGTTGCTGCTCCTACAATTACAACAAGAAGTGCTGGAACCAAGATAGTTTTATATCCAAATGTAGGTGGTTCTACTGTTGATTATGCACTTGGTATTGATAATGGCACTTTATGGTATACCATTCCATCTGCACAAAATACCAGACAACACCGTTGGTATGCAGGAACCACACAACTCGCAGACCTCAAAGGTAGTGGTGAATTAGTTATTGGTTCTACGAGTCTCACAGGAACTGCAACTCAAAGACTTCAAGTTGCTGGTGGTGCTTATATTAGTAGTTCTGTTGGTATAGGAACCACAAATCCAGAGAAACTTTTACATTTATCAACTTTTGTTGCAACTCCACTCATTATACAAAGAACAACAGTCAATAATAGTGCAGCAGAATATAGAAATACTACTGCTTCTATGTGGGCAGGTTTATTAAGTAATGCAACTGGATGGGGTGTTGGAGCAACAGCAGATTTAGGTGCTGATGCTCAAATTGTAGTTACAAGAACAGGTGGAGAATTACTAGTAGGAAGTGTATCCGCAACAGGAACAGCATCACAAAGACTACAAGTTACTGGTGGTGCTTATGTAAGTGGTAATCTTGGTGTTGGAATTACAATTCCAACATCATCTTTACATGTTGTCGGTAATGCTTATATTACCGGAGTTACAACTTCTACTGACTTTGATTCACTTTCTGATATAAATTTCAAAACAAATATCAATCAAATTACAAACCCACTTGAAAAGGTAATGCAGATTCGTGGCGTTACCTTTAATTGGAAGGATGGCAATCGTAATTCTGCTGGTGTTATCGCACAAGAAATTGAAAAAGTCTTACCAGAACTGGTTCATGGTGAAGAAACCAAGACAGTAAACTATAATGGGTTGATTGGTTTGTTGATTGAATGTGTGAAAAAACAACAAGAAGAGATTAATGAGCTAAAGAGAAAAGTCAACTAAATAATACAAAATACCCAGTGGAAACACGAAGACGGTAAATGGCAATAAAAATCATAGGTTCTACTATCATCGATGATAGTAGAAATATAGTTAACGCTGGTATTGCAACTGTAACTTCCGTAAGCATCGGTAATACGCAAGTTGTCAGTTCTGCAAGACAACTTCAGAATATTATCTCTCTGGATGCAACAACAACTGCAACGATTGAATCTGCAATTGCTAATGCTCCTAATACCTTTACTGATTTAAGTGTTTCGGGTGTTAGCACTCTTGGTGTTACAAGTGCTACAAACTTAACAGCACAACAACTGAATGTTTCTGGTGTTTCTACTTTAGGAACTGTTCAAATATTATCCGGTATCGTTACAGCAACTTCTGGTGTTGTGACTTATTATGGTGATGGTTCTAAACTTACTGATATTCAAGTATCATCAACTTCTGGAATTGCCACTTATGCATCAACTGCTGGTATAGCAACTTATTCATCAACTTCTGGAATTGCCACTTATGCATCAACTGCTGGTATAGCAACTTATTCATCAACTTCTGGAATTGCTACTTATGCAAATGATGCCGGTGTAGCATCTTATGCAATTTATGCGGCATCTGCAGGAATTGCTACTTATGCTAATAATGCAGGTATAGCAACTTACGCATCAACTGCTGGTATAGCAACTTATGCATCAACAGCAGGAGTATCCACTGCACTTCAAAACTCAAGAACTTTTGAAATCACTGGTGACGTTGTTGCATCACAAATCAGTTTTGATGGAACCGGTAATGTATCACTTGCAGCCACCATTCAACCAAATTCTGTTGCTCTTGGAACTGATACTACGGGCGATTATGTAACTAACATTACAGGAACATCCAACCAAATCACAGTTACTTCTGGAACTGGTGAAGGTTCAACACCAACTTTAAGTATTCCGAATCAGTTTACTGCACCACAAGATGTAACAGTTACCAGAGACTTGCAAGTTGATCGTAATTTAAATGTAAATGGTAATATCACGATTGGTGGAACATCTGCTACAATTTTCTCATCGACACTAAACATTTATGATCCAGATATTGTTTTAGGTGTAAGAACTGATGGAAGTGGTAATGATGCTTCAACGGATAACACAGCAAATCATGGTGGTATTGCGATTGCATCAACTGAAGGAACCCCACTAGTTTCACTTTATGATGTTGGTGTTGGGGAAACTAATCCATCCACATATAAAAAGTTTATGTGGTTTAAATCGGGTACTTTCTCTGGACTTGGAACAGATGCTTGGATTAGTAATTATGCTATTGGTATTGGTTCAACACAAGTTCCAAATGGAGTAAGACTTGCTGCTGGTGGAATGCAAGTTACTGATACAACAGTAAGTACTCCGCAGTTAAGTGTTTCGGGTGTTTCTACATTCACTGGAACCGTAAGTTTTGGAACTTCTGCTTACTTTGGTGATAATAATAGAGCATATTTTGGTGATAGTAATGATTTAGAGATTTATCATAGTGGAACTAATAGTTTTATTTTAGATAATGGAACTGGAAATCTTGTTTTAGGAACAAATGGAGACAGAGTTTCCATAGTAAAAGGAACTGGAACAGAAACTCTTGCAAGATTTAATATAGATGATTCTGTAGAACTTTGGTTTAATAATGTAAAAGAATTTGAAACCACTGGATACGGTGCAACAGTCTTTGGAACTTTACAGACACAAGGACTTCAAGTTAATTCTGGTGTCTCAACAGTCGGTTTCTTAACGGCAACTAATATTTGGAATTCTGGTATAACCACATCATCATCATTCGTAAAATCTGGAGGAACTTCAAATGAGTTCCTCAAAGCAGATGGATCTGTTGATTCATCTACTTATTTAACTTCTTATACTGAAACTGATACTTTAGATTCTATCACTACAAGAGGCAATACTACAACTAATGGTATTTCTGTAGGAATCTTAACAGCAACTTCTGGTAACTTTAGTGGTATTATAACTTCTTCTGGTGCTAATGTTTCTGGAATAACTACAATATCAGTCAATAGTCCCACTGATGCAGCATTAAGAATTACTCAACTTGGATCTGGAAATGCTCTTGTAGTTGAAGATGAAACAAATCCAGATTCAACTCCATTTGTTATTGATGCCTCTGGTTCTGTTGGTATTGGAACCACAAATCCAGGATCAAAACTTACTGTTAATGGTGCAGTACAAATACAACAAGATTCTGGTTCTAATAATAGACTTGTTTTTAGAGGACAACCTGGATCTTCTTATCGTTGGAATATTGATAACTATTCATCCTCCAATGAATTTAGAATTTTTAGAGAAGATGATGCTACTGCGGCAAATGGATTTTCTCCCTTTAGTATTAGCACTACCGGTACTTTAACTGCTAATAAATTTTCTGGTGATGGTTCTTTACTTACAGGTATTACAGCATCAGGTAGTGGTGTTGCAATACAAAATCAAGGTTCTAACGTTGGAACTGCTACCACTATAAATTTCAGTACAAATCTAACAGCATCATTTTCTTCTGGTACTGCAACTATATCTCTTTCTAATAATCCTTCAATCAGTGGCATACTTACAGCAGACCAAGTTTATACATCAAATAATGGTAACGGACAAAATATAAGAATAGGTGATGATTTTTGGTTGGGTGATGTTAATGTAGCAAATACTACACGTTTTTCTGGTGCTCAAGATAGCACCAGAGCGTTTGTTATTTTTGGTAGTTCTGATGATGTTGCATTAGGAAGAACTGGAACAGGTCCTTTATATTATGGAGGAAATTTTAATGCTGCTGGAATATCTACACTTGGCATTACTTCTACCACTAACTTAACAACGCAACAACTGAATGTTTCTGGTATTGGCACATTCCAATCAAGCAATCTAAAAATAAGAAACCCAGCAAACACTTTTGAATATTCTATTGTTGGTTCTGCAATTGCTGCAAACAGAAACCTTACATTACCTTTAATTACTAGTAATGATACTGTTGCAGTTCTTGGTTTATCTCAAACTTTTACTGGTGCTAATAATTCATTTTCAGGTATAAGTGCTAGTGGTACATTAAGTGCTACTGGTCTTCTTTCATTAATTGGTTCAGCCACAGCGGCTCATGTATTTGGTAGCAACCAAGGATCAGGAACGTTAACATTTGGTGGATCTGGTGGTACTGGTACAATTACTTTTGGTCGTTCTACTGCAACTCAACAAACTGATATTCAAACAGGTGCATCAGGTGTAGGAACCACTAAAACTATTAACTTAGGTACTAATGGTTTATCAGGTTCCTTTACTCAAATCAACATCGGACCAACTGCTGGTATTGGTACTGTTGTTATTAACTCCGGAACTAGACTTGGTATTGGGTCTGCAGTTCCAACAGCAGCACTTGATGTAGTAGGGGATGTTAGAGTTTCTGGTATAGTCACGGCAACAACATTTGTAGGTACTTTAACTGGAACCGCAACAACTGCAACAGCATTACAAAATGCAAGAAACTTTTCAATCACTGGAAATTTTGTAACTGCTTCCGACATATCATTTGATGGAACTGGTAATGTAGCACTTGCTGCAACAATCACCCCAGATTCAATTGGACTTGGTACTTATACAAGTGGTGATTATGTAAAAAATATTTCTGGAACATCAAACCAGATTACAGTTACCTCTGGAACTGGTGAAGGTTCTACACCAACACTCAGCATCCCATCACAATTTACTGCACCACAAGATGTAACAGTTACAAGAGACCTTCAAGTTAATCGTAACTTGAATGTAACTGGAAATATTACTCTTGGTGGAACAACAGCATTTATTAATGCTCAAGAACTAAAAGTTTATGACCCAGATCTTGTTCTTGGTGTTAGAACAGATGGTGGTGGTAATGATATTTCCAATGACACAACGGCAAATCACGGTGGTATTGCTATTGCATCAACAGAGGGTAGTCCATTAGTTCAACTCTATAATCCTGGTATTGGAGAATCAACACTTGCCACATATAAGAAAATTATGTGGTTTAAGTCCGGTTCCTTTACTGGTCTCAATACTGATGCTTGGTTAATTAACTATGCTGTTGGTATTGGTTCAACACAATTCCCAACAGGAACTCGTCTTGCTGCTGGTAATGTTCAATTTACTCAAAATGATTTGGCAGTTGTAAAAAACATTAATGCTTCCGGTATAGTCACTGCATCAAGTTTTAGTGGTAATGCTTCAAGTGCTACTTATGCCACAACTTCTGGAGCATCAACAGATGTAATTGGTGGTATTGCTTCAGTAACACAATTGAGTGTTTCTGGAATATCTACACTTGGAGTTACTAGTACTACTATCTTAACAGCACAACAACTCAATGTCTCTGGTGTAGTAACAGCAACATCATTTAGTGGTTCTGGAACTAATTTAACAGGTATTGTAACTTCTATTGTTGCTGGAACTAATATTACTATTTCCGGTTCAACTGGACAAGTTACTATTAACTCAACTGCTTCTGGTGGAGGTGGTAGTGCAGATGCTCTTGATATTTTAGAAGTGATGTTATTTGCATAAATATTCAAAAACTATAAAGATATAATGGCACTCGCAAAGGCAAATTTAGGATTTCCAGTTGTAGTTTCTGCAGGAACAACAGCAACAGTTTATAGTGTTGGTTCTGCGAAGACGGCATATATTAGAAGTATTGTAATTTTTAATAGTAATGTTGGAACTGCAAATACTGGACTTTCACAAACAGTTCAAATCTATGCAGTTCCAAATAGTGGTGGTTCTGTAGGAGTTGCAACAGCAGGAAATAGAATTGGTAGAGTTTCATTAACTGCTGATGATACATTTTTTTACGATTTGCAATATCCAATTACTTTACAAAATACTGGAGATAGCATTCAAGTTTTTAATGAGGGTTCATTTGCGTGGTCACTTTCTGGAATTGCGACGGCAACTAATCCAGTAAATGTTATGATATTAGGCGATAGAGAGGCATAAGAATATGTCTTTTAGAGCTGCTAAGTTTGGATTAAGAACTGCTCTTAGTGATTATATTCTAAGTGGAAAGAGTAAGACACAACACTCACAGAATATCACAAGAGTTTCTGCAGATGGGGGAACGATTTTAACTCCAGGTAATGGATATCGTTATCATATTTTTACCGCACCAGGAACCTTGCGTATAGGTAATGGTGGAACTCTTGATTATATCGCCGTTGCTGGTGGGGGCGGTGGTGGTGGAACAGGAACACCTCCAACATTTTCTGGAGGTGGTGGAGGAGCAGGTGGATATTTAACTAGAAATAATGTAAGTTTTAATGCAGGAACTTATACAATTACTATTGGTGGCGGAGGTGGGGGTAGCACTGGACCAACTACTAAAGGGGTCGCTGGAACGCCGACGACTATTTCTGGTCCTCCATTATTTACTACATTAACCGCAACTGGCGGTGGAGGTGGAGGAGCTAGTGGTAGTACACCAGGAAGTACTGGAGGATCTGGAGGGGGAGGTGCATCTCCTCTCGGTGCTGGTGGCTCTGCAACATCAGGACAAGGAAATAATGGCGGATCTGGAGCTCCAACAGCAACTCCAATTCCATCATCTGCTGGTGGAGGAGGTGGTGCAGGAGGAACTGGAGGAACTGGAACAACAGGAGCAGCTTCAGGTCCTGGAGGTATTGGATTACCAGCATTTCAGGGAGATTCTGGAATTCCTCCAGCATATGGAACACCTGGACCAGCATCTGGAAGATATTTTGCTGGTGGTGGAGGAGGAGCATCAAATACTTCTGGATCTGGAGGGGGAATTGGTGGAGCAGGGGGAGGTGGTGCTGGAGCAGTTTCTCCAACAGCTACTGGTACTCCTGGAACTACAAATACGGGTGGAGGTGGTGGAGGAGGCGCTGGAGCCCCATCTGGAACAGGCGGCGGCGGTGGTTCTGGTATTGTAATTATCCGATACCTTGTGTAGTGACAAATTAGAATTAGTATAGTATACTTTTGATATAGTATAAGTTGAAACATGGCATTTCAGTCAATATGGTATTTTAGTGATATTCCTCAAAAAATTGTAGAAACAATTGAAGAAGATCTAACAAATACCTTTCAAGATCAAATGGGAGATTCACGATTGATGGGAGATGCTCTCAATCGTGATAAAAGAAATTCAAAGAATGCGTGGATCCCAACAACACATTGGACTGCAGGATTTGTATGGCATTATATTGAACGAGCAAATCGTGAAAATTTTCTTTACGATATTAGAAATATTGATGGTGAATCAATGCAGTTCACCCAATATAGTGAAGGAGAATTTTATGGTTGGCATAATGATGCTGGTATTTCCTGTCATTATAAACCAGTAAGTGTTGGTAACCATCACGAAGGAAGGGCACAAGATTATTTGAATGAAAATCTTGAACTTGTACGAAAACTTTCATTTGTCGTTCAACTTTCAGATCCTGACGATTATGAAGGTGGAAATCTTCAACTTCTTGCCGAGGATGGTAAGTCTTATTTTGCTCCAAGAAAAAGAGGAACTGTGATTGTTTTTGACTCTAGAACTCAACACCGTGTTCTCAAAGTAACTAAAGGAATTCGTAAGAGTCTTGTTGGTTGGGTTGTAGGTCCGAGGTGGAAATAATATGGCAGAACAAATGACAGAAGAACAACTCTTCTTCCAGGAAAGATTAAATACTGGAACTTCTTGGACTCGTAATGAGTTTTTTGAAAAAAATGGATATCTTGTGATTAAAAATCTATGGGATTCCCAAGAACTTTATCGGTCAGTTCCGGAAGAAAGAGGGCAAATAAATTATTGGGGTAAAGGATTAGATCAATTTACCTACACAGAACTGGAAATGCAAGTAGAAGGTTCTCTTGCTTGTTATTGGCATCCACAATATCGTTCAATTCATTCCAAAATTCGTATTAAATTAGAAAAAGAACTTGGGAGAAAACTTTATAATACTTATTATTATGACCGTTTTTATTTTCCGGGACAAGCACTAACAAAACACGCAGATCGTGATGCTTGTGAGATTTCCGTAACAGTTCATATTAGTTCTAATCTCCAAGAACCTTGGCCGATTTGGATTAAGACTCCAGATACTTATGCAGATAAGAAAAAAACTTTAATTACTCAAAGAGGCGAAAATCGTTCAGTGATTTTAAATGCTGGAGATGGAATGGTTTATAAAGGATGTGAGAGACCTCATTGGAGAGATCCAATGCCAACTGAATATCAAAGAACTTGGTATGGTAAAAGAGTAGAAAAAGATGGACTTTATTATCATCAAATCTTTTTTCATTATGTTCTTGCAGATGGTCAAAGAGTGCAATATGCAAATGATATGGCAAAATAAAAAATACTTTTTGACCCCCCCTTGACACCAGGTTAAGAGGGGTGTTATGATAAATACAACAACGGGTTAAGAAATGTAACAGGTTCTTAACACAAGTTCTTGCCGAAAAGGGACGAAACTCCTCACCGAGACTAGGCAAGTAAAAGATGTCTCTCATATCCTAGACTGAGGGTGTCTAGGAAATAAGTACCTCCACCATTTCCCTGATGGACTTACTTACTTTTAAACGTACAAATGACTGCTACACTTTCACAACAAAAACAAACAAATTCCTGGGAACAATTCTGTAACTGGGTAACTTCAACCGATAATAGGTTGTATGTGGGATGGTTTGGAGTCCTTATGATTCCTTGCCTACTTGCTGCTACAACTTGTTTCATCATCGCATTCATCGGTGCTCCCCCAGTGGACATTGATGGCATTCGTGAACCAGTTGCTGGATCTCTAATGTATGGAAATAACATCATCTCTGGTGCTGTTGTTCCAAGTTCTAACGCCATCGGCCTGCATTCGTAAAGGAGTGCCTTATACCAGAAATGGTATAAGCAAATCGGGTGAATTGCTGGAAACCTAACCCAGTGAAAGGATAAAAGTGTATAAATAGTAATATGGAAACCACTTCTATCCTAATGACTATCTACGAACAGTTTATTGAGTATTGTAAAATTGAAAACTTTGATAGTCAGTACTATGAAAAACACCATATTGTTCCAAGACATTCTGGTGGTACTGATGATAAAGAAAATCTAATTTACTTACCTCCACATATTCACACACTCGCACATTATTACCGTTGGTTGTCATTTCAAGAAATAGGTGACAAAGTTGCTTACGAAATGAGATGGAACCAAAATATGGAAGGTGTGAAACTTCGTTCTCAACTTGCTGTTGAAACTAATAAACAAAAGGGTAATACTTTTTGGAATAGTGAATGGCAAAGAGAGCAGGGACTAAAAGGTGGAACAAAAGGAGGTTCTGCTAATACTCAAAACCAGTTTATTGCTAGACAAAAAGTTGGTAAAACTTATGGAAAGCAAGTTGGTCTTTCAAGGCAAAAAAGTGATTTGGTAGAAATACTGAAACACTCCACATCTTGGAAACACAAAACTGGAAAAACTGTTACTCTTTTTCCACAAGAAAGTGTGACTAAACTTTGTGAAGAACTCCAAAGTATTGAATACTTTGATATTCCAAACAAAGCACTTATAGGAAAACTTCTTCGTGGTGAAAAAAAACAACTTTATGGGTGGTCTTTTACTGGTATGGCAATCAGCAGCCAAGACACAGACGATACTTCTGTGTAAGGTTCATCGACTAGTCGGTTTCTCAAGCGTGAGATGTAATACGACATTAGCGCCCGACACCCTCAATTTAGGGTGATGATATAGTCAGCACCATAAGGAAACTTATGGATTATGCGTTCTACCCCATCTGGGAAGCTGCTTCCCTAGATGAGTGGCTTTACAACGGTGGTCCTTTCCAACTCGTTGTCTTCCACTTCCTCATCGGCATCTACTGCTATATGGGTCGTGAATGGGAACTTTCTTACCGTCTAGGTATGCGTCCTTGGATTATGGTTGCTTACAGCGCACCTGTTGCTGCTGCATCTGCGGTATTCCTGGTCTATCCTTTCGGTCAAGGTTCTTTCTCTGATGCAATGCCTCTGGGTATCTCTGGTACGTTCAACTATATGCTTGTCTTCCAAGCAGAACACAACATTCTGATGCACCCCTTCCATATGCTTGGAGTTGCTGGTGTCTTCGGTGGTTCTCTGTTCAGTGCTATGCACGGTTCTCTGGTTACTTCCTCGCTGGTTCGTGAGACCACCGAGAATGAGTCCCAGAACTATGGTTACAAGTTTGGTCAAGAAGAAGAGACCTACAACATCGTTGCTGCACACGGTTACTTTGGACGCCTTATTTTCCAATATGCTTCCTTCAATAACTCCCGTTCGCTGCACTTCTTCCTTGCTGCTTGGCCTGTAGTTGGAATCTGGTTTGCTGCTCTTGGTGTAAGCACCATGGCATTCAACCTTAATGGTTTTAACTTTAATCAATCACTTCTATCATCTGATGGTCGTGTGATTAATACCTGGGCTGACATTCTTAACCGAGCAAATCTTGGTTTTGAAGTAATGCACGAGCGTAGATTTGGGTATTGCGCTCTTTAAATCGGATGAATTGCTGGAAACCCCAAGTGGGCAATCAGCAGCCAAGTCCTAGATACATCTAGGAAAGGTTCAGAGACTACCTGAGGAATAAAGTTTCCTTAATAACAGGCACGAGCGTCCGACACCAGAAATGGTGATGATATAGTCCAATCCTGGTAGTAATACCAGACAACCAAAGGAATAAAAGAATGCCCATAATTTTCCTTTGGACCTTGCATCTGTTGAAGCAACTCCTGTTGCCTTGACTGCACCGACCATCGGGTGATATAATAAAGGGGAACTCTTCGGAGTTCCTTTTTTTATAAATATTTATGCACGAAAGAAAACACGAATGACTAAACTTTACTCTGAACTTTATAGGACTTGTATGACTTGTAGTAAGGAAAAACTTGCTACTGAGTTCTATGTTCGCAATAAAAAAACTGGAGTTCGACATTCATCTTGTAAAGAATGTGATAAAGCAAGAGTAAAAGCACGGCATCAAGCAAATCCAGAACGCACGAGAAATAATGACTTGAAGAGAAACTATGGTATAACCCTCCAAGAACATCAACAAATGTTTGAAGAGCAAAATGGAGTTTGTGCTACTTGTAAAAGTCCTGGTGATGGAAAATGGAAAAAACTTTGTGTAGACCACGACCATAAGACAGGAAAGGTTAGACAACTTCTTTGTAGGAGATGTAATATGATATTAGGACAAGCATATGATAATATAAGTCTCTTTGAGGAATATATTAAATACCTACAAAAGCACCAATAATATGTCTCATAATAATCAACACGAACCTATGCCTAACTGGGTAATCTGGGCAGGTGTAGGTATGATGATATTCACAGTTCTTATATTTGCCATATTCACTCTTTCAATGATGTACTTTTAACATATGTTACTCATTCTTACATTCTTCATACTCTTCGGAGTGTTTATGTTTATAATGTCGATTACCCAAGATTTATGAGAAATAAATATTCACAAGTCGCAAGTACTTATGAATATTCTCCAGTCGCCTCAAGACTACTTGTTCAATTTACAGACAACAAGTTCATCAGAAGCAAGACGATTATGGAGAAAAAATATAAAAGAAAGTTGGAATCATAAATGCGCTTATTGTAACTCGGAAGAAAATTTGACATTAGATCACGTTGTTCCACAATCAAAAGGTGGTTTGGATATTACAAGAAATGTAGTATGCTGTTGTCACTCTTGCAATCAATCTAAAGGACATGAATATTGGAAATTGTGGTATGTTCAACAAGACTTCTATAATGAAGATAGTTTGAATAAAATAGAAGACTGGATGAAACCACCAAAACCTACGAATCTTTACGTTTATCGTCCAAGAAGGAATAATGCTTCATGATAGATTCAACAACTCCATATAAATTATCAGAGATCATCAGAGACACTTGGCCTGGTCTTTACACTTCGCCAAAAAAGACTTATAATGACAATCCACCATCTACATCAAATGAATCAGATACAAAAACTTCAACAGATTGAATATACTGATCATTATTCGGTCTTTGATAAAAATGGTAAAAAAATCTGCGATACTGCAACAATTCAGGATGCTATGCTAATGGCATCTTTTGTGGAGGGGGAGGACTTATAAACAAGTTAAAATTCTTCTTGACCAAGTTGTAAATGTTCTATCAACAAGAATGGAAGATGATAACCAACTTAAAGCACAAAATATTTTGCCAGAAAGAATGGCAGAACCTGTGATCGTATAAATTATCTTATATACTTAACAATTATGAAATTTACAGTTTATTCAAAAGACGGTTGCCCCTATTGCAGCAAAATTAAACAGGTGCTGGAGTTGGCAAATCTTGAGCACGTTGTTTATAATCTTGGCGAACACTTTGATCGCGAAGGATTTTATGCTGAATTTGGAGAGGGATCTACATTTCCGCAAGTTATCCTAAATGACCAAACTCATCTTGGGGGATGTGTAGACACTGTTCAATATCTCAAGGAACAAAATTTAGTCTAATGGAATCTACCTTTCACGAAGTTTATTTTGATGTTGAAAAGGCAATCGATCTTGCTTTCAATGGACAATTTGTTTTAAAGTTTTATGATTATCTAAAAATTCGTGGAACACTTAAACGTGAAGTAGAAGAATTTATTAAAAGTACTACTGCAAATGAAATCAGCAATCTTGTGATGGATTTGGACGAATACCTGGAAGGTGGTTCTGATGAAATACATAAACAATTGCGAGAGGGTTATGGACATATTCCAAAACCACAAGCAAGAAAGATACGGAATTATCTTTATGCGATTCTCGAAGACGCTTGGAAATATAATTATGATAAACGGCCAGGAAGACGGAAAAAGCAAACTAAATAAATCTGAACCCGAAATTAATCGGGGAGTTGAATTACTACTTAGGAATAGGAGGAAGAGAGAGTCATCAAAACCAAAAACTTTTCAAGTGAAGTTTGGTAAAATGATTTCTCTCTTTCGTAGAGAGTTTCATTTCTTTATAGAATTTCACTTTGATGTCAAGAAAAACTAACTCTCTGGAGAAGACAAATGGAATCAGCATATGTAATAACATTTTCTATAATGTTCACTTTGCTATTTTTTATGGTTGGTAGTATAATAGGATGGTTAACATATATGCATTTGTTAGGAACAAGAACTCCATATTTACATCCAGAGTTTTTTGATGAAAATGGACAAATCATACCTGATGAAGTTGTTTCTGTCAGATTTGAAGAAGGATATTTTGATGATGAAGAAGAATTTGATGAAGAAGATGATGATTAAAAAATACAACTAAATATGTTAAATTTATACAATTGCGATTGAAATTTATGACTGCGACAAAAACTAATAAAATTTCAACTGAAAAATCAATTGAAATTCTTCCAACTAATCCATTTATATTTGAAATTTTAGAACTTGCATCAAAGCAAAGAAGTAATGAAAAGAAAGTGGAAGTTCTAAAAATTTATGATGACCCCTCCCTTAAAACTGTTTTAATTTGGAACTTTGATGAATCTATAATTACTCTTCTTCCTGAAGGGGATGTTCCTTATTCAAGCACTAGTGAACAGACATCTTACAGCGGAACTTTAAGTTCTAAAGTTCAAGATGCAGTGTCTAAAATGGAAGAATTGGATTCAAATTCTTTAGGATCTATGGATCAGGGCAGATCTTCAATTCGAAAAGAATATCAAATGTTTTATAATTTTGTAAAGGGTGGTAATGACGGATTGAGTTCTATTCGTAGAGAAACAATGTTCATTAATATCCTACAAGGTCTGCATCCAAAAGAAGCAGAACTTATTTGCCTAGTGAAAGATAAAAAGCTAACAGATAAATACAAAATTAGTTTTGATAATGTAAAAGAAGCATATCCCGATATTCAGTGGGGTGGCCGTTCATGACAGTAGTTACAGAGAAAGGAAAAAAGATGGCAGAAACTTCAAAGCGAGAAAAAAAAGTTCTGCCTCATGAGTATGGATGTGAAATTCTTCTTGAGAAAACAACTCTTGAAAAAGCTAAGGATACTTCATTTCCAAATGATGCTTATCTAGTTTGGTATAATGAAAATAATGAAGATTTTATTGACTTGGTAAGAGGAACAAGAGTTCGAATTTTTGATATGTATTATGATCGTTTTGGTGCCAATTCAATTCAAAAAATTGATTTTGGATATGGCAGAACTAACCCAAAACTTTGGGGATATAAACAACCAGAGAAGAAGAAAAAGAAATGAGTGAAGGATTTAAAGGGTTCACTAAATCTGCTGATGATAAAGAGTTGAGACTTTATATTAAGAACAAAGAAGTTAATAAATTAATCAAGGAATATAAAAAATTAAAAAAATATCAAAGGTCTTCTATTTTTGAAATTGAAAAACTTTCTGGACAAGAAACGAAAATAGATAAATTAATTAACCAATATGGGATAGATTCTGAAGCAATTGAATAATGGGAAAACATTACTTACTTAACTTGTATGGATGCTCGTTCGTTCTTTTGGACGACGAGCGTTGTCTTATTGATTTATTAGAAAACGCAGCGGTTGCTAGTGGTGCCACTGTGGTTCAGACTATTTCAAAAAAGTTTGAACCACAAGGAGTTACTGTAATTTGTTTGCTTTCTGAAAGTCATATTAGTATTCATACTTGGCCAGAGGAAGGTAAAGCGGCAGTAGATGTTTATACCTGTGGAGATTGTAATCCAAAGATTGGATGTGACATTATCATTCAACAGTTGTATGCGACCGATCATACATTGAGTTATATTGAGAGATAAACTGTAACAAATATTACAAAAGTGCTTGTCTATATAGTGTAACTAGAGGTATAATAATCCTCTAACGTTCATCCTATGACTAAAGCACTTTTGCTTTTAGCATGGGTTCCTTTCCTCTTTGTTTCAGCGCCACAAGCATCTAGTATCCAACAGGTTGCTGTTTCTTGTGACACCGCGATGGAACTAATGGACATCGTTAAAAACGACGATGTAGTAAACCAAAAGATAGAGGACCGATTGTTATTAGAACTCCGAAAGGATTTCATAGTAAGGTGCTAAAACCTAATAGGACGGAAGTAAGCCGACGCGGAACGGATCGTTCATTCGCTATTCGCAAATAGCGAACGCAAACGCCGACTGAAGGAACGCTCTTTAACCTAAAAAACTAAGGAGAAAACCTAATGTCTAAAGTCGTATACAGAGGCGTAGAGTATGATACTCAAAAGCGTTTAGAGTATCAACAACAAATGATGCAACAACCTCAACAATACAACGAAACCTATCGTGGTGTTAAGTTTGTAAAGGAGGGGCACAAATGAATACTTACTTCGTTCGTTATCTTAAGAAAAAAGCGAAGAAGGAAAAACTCCTTCATAACGCACAACTGAATATGGCAAAGCAACCTCAAGTTGCTTAATAAATTAGAGAGGGACTTGACTCCCTCTCTTTTTTTATCTATAATTACCTTTGTGAGGGTTAATCAAGATGGATAAAGAAAAGCTTAAGTTAATCATCAGAAACCTTGAGTCTCTTGTCGATTGTCTTAAATCAGAAGTATATTCTGATGTAGATGCATATAAACCAGATCTTCAGTATGAAGAAGTAGCACCTTATATTGATGATTACGATGAGGTGTTCTATGATGATGAGAGTGATGAACTAGCAGATTTAATGAAAGTAAATCAAAAATACAAACTTACAAACGATGATGATGGAGATGGACTGTGAAACCTATTAAAGCAAAAGACCTTCTTGAACTGGATAAAAATCTTGAAGTAGTAATGCTTCAATGTTATCCACTTCCAGAGCAAGTAATTTATCAAGCAGGAAAATGCGACTATTCAGAAACACCAATTCATAATCAAAAAATTCCTAAACCAAGTGAATGTGGAGAATGGGTTGTTGAACGTCTTTTAAGTAATGAGAAAGGACACTGGGGACCTCTAGAACACCCTTCAATTACTTTTTCTGTGTCTGGGTACGTTCACAACGTTGCAATGCAAGCAAGGACCCATAGAGTAGGAGTTAGTTTTGATGTTCAATCTCAACGATATACTGGAAAAAGAGTCATTAAGGTTGCTAGTGGAGAACTAAAACCAAAAGATGTATTTTATGTCCGCCCTCCAGGATTTTATACTAATCGTTATGGTAAAAAATATGATTGGACAGAAGAAGATTATGTGGATGAATTAAATTGGATTGTAGAAGGATGTAAGCGTTATGCAGTAAAATATGATAAAGGAATGTGTGAAGAACATATTCGTGATTATCTTGCTCAAGCAATTCGTCAAAACTTTGTAGTTTCTTTTAATCTTCGTTCAGTTCTGCATCTTTTAGATTTGAGAGCAAAAATGGATGCTCAGTTAGAAATTCAAGCACTTTGTGAGCAAATTGCACCTCATCTTGAAAAGTGGGCTCCACACGTTTGGAAGTATTATGAAGAGAAAAGATTACATCGTGCTCGTTTAAGTCCTTAATACTATAAATATTGGTAGAGTAAAACTATCGTATTATGGTTTCACATTACATTTATAAGATAACTAATACTCTAAATCAAAAAATTTATGTTGGAAAATCTAAAAATCCAAAAGTTAGATGGAGACAACATAAATCTCACTCTAAAAAAAGAAATACAAAATTATATTATGCTATGAGAAAATATGGTGTAGAAAATTTTACATTTGAAATTTTAGAGGAGTGTTTGGAAAGTCAAGTAAATGAAAGAGAAACACACTATGTTTCTCTTTTGGAACCATATTATAATATGACTAATGGTGGTGATGGTGGGGGATTTTTAAACAAAAAACATGGCGATAAGTGGAAAAGTGCAATTAAACAAAGTAATTCTAAAAAAGTTGCTTGTTATGACTTGGAAGGAAATCTCATAAAAGTTTATGAAAGTTGTAGAGAAGCTTCTTATGATATTTTTGATAAAAACAGTAGAGGCATAGATGCTGTAACCAGAGGAGAATATCAAACTTATGGTGGATATCAATGGAAATCTTTTGATAAAAAACCAGATTTAAAAATTAAACCGTATAAAAGAACATCGCATAAAATTAGAAAAGTTGGAAAATATGATTTGTCTAATAATCTAATACAAGTATATGATAGTATGTCTATTGCTGCTGAAAAAAATAATGCTTCAACTTCAAAAATAACTCTAGTATGTCAAGGAAAAAGAAAAACACACTCTGGACATATTTGGAAATATATTGTATAGTATCCTAAAAACTAACAAGTAAAATGAAAACTTGGTGCTTAAAAGATCATTTAACCGGACATATTTTTAAAGTTATTCTTACTCAAGAAGAACTTGATAATTTTTTTCAAAAAAATCCAAATGTTAGTGAGTGTATTGAATGCATTGAATGTGAAGATGCTCCATCACTAACACTTGAATAAATATCCTTACATACTATGGAGGTGTAACATTGGCAACATATCCAGTTTACAATAAAGTCACAGGCGAACAAAAAGAAGTTACGATGAGTGTTCATGATTGGGACCAGTGGAAAAAAGATAACGCAGAATGGGATAGAGATTGGAGTGATCCATCTACTTGTCCAAGTTCTGGGGAGTTAGGTGAAGTTTATGATAGACTGAAGAAATCTCATCCAGGATGGAATGATGTTCTACACCAAGCATCAAAGGCTCCTGGATCAAAAGTAAAACCAATCTAATTTTATATGGCAAGAAGAAAGAGAACATCTGACCAACCAATCGGTGTTGGTATGACTACTAGACAGATGAAGCGTAAGAAACCAATTAGTTTTGATATAATGAGGGAGGTTGAACCTCTCACAGAAAATCAAAAAAGATTATTTGAATCTTATGACCAGAACAAACATATCGTTGCTTATGGATGTGCTGGTACAGGTAAAACATTTATTACACTATATAATGCTTTACAAGATGTTCTTGATGAAAGAAGTCCTTACGAAAAAATTTATATCGTAAGGTCTCTTGTTGCTACTCGTGAAATTGGTTTCCTTCCTGGAGACCATGAGGATAAGTCTTCACTTTATCAGATTCCTTATAAGAACATGGTGAAGTATATGTTTGAGTTACCCGACGAAGCATCATTTGAAATGCTCTATGGAAATCTCAAAACACAAGGAACAATTAGTTTTTGGAGTACTTCTTTTATTAGGGGAACTACTCTGGACAAATCAATTATTATTGTTGATGAAATGCAAAATCTTTCATTTCACGAATTAGATTCTATTATTACTAGGGTTGGTGAAGATAGTAAAATTATGTTTTGTGGAGATGCCACACAAAGTGATTTAATTAAAACAAATGATAGAAATGGTATTATTGATTTCCTAAAAATCTTAAGAGTTATGCCATCTTTTGAACTAATTGAATTCGGTATTGAAGATGTATGTAGATCTGGTCTTGTTAAAGAATATCTAACTGCAAAATACGAATTGGGTTTAACTTTATAACTTAACACTGGACTAGTAATGGAAAACTCTGGCAAAAAATTACAAATCATAATAATAAACAAAAATGACATTTATCCATCATAATTTTTTAGGTGATATAGAATTAGAAAAGAAAGAAACAAACGGCATTCGATTGTACAATCTTCCTGATGGTCAATGGGTGCCTTCGATTACTTCTGTTACTTCTTTTTATAATCGAGATATCTTTGTTAAGTGGAGGAAAAGAGTAGGATTAGAAGAAGCAAATCGCATTACAAAAAAAGCAACGGCAAGAGGAACTGATTTTCACCAAGTCTCTCAAGATTATCTTGAAAACAAAGAACTAAACTGGGATGATTATCAACCTCTAACAAAGTTTATGTTTCATCACGCAAAACCTTATCTTGATAAGATAAATAATATTCATGCAATTGAAAGAACTCTTTATTCAGAATACTTAGGGCTTGCTGGACGAGTTGACTGTATTGCTGAATATGAAGGAGAGTTGGCAGTTATTGACTTTAAAACTTCGGAAAAAATAAAACCAGAAGAATGGATTGAAAATTATTTTGTTCAAGAAACATTTTATGCTGCTGCATACTATGAAATGACTGGACAAGTTGTTAAAAAACTTATTACACTAATGGTAACTCCTGGTGGAGAAGTAAAAGTATTTGACAAAAGGAATAAAGGGGATTATATTAAGTTATTAGTTCGCTACATTAAAGAATTTGTACGTCACAATACTAGGCAAAATGGAGAATGAATTAGAAAAGGTACTGGAAAGTAAATTTTTTTGTCCATCAAGGTTCGCTCAAGAGATTGAGAATCTTGTTCAAATTAATGAGGATATGAGTTACATTGATGCAATCATTCATTTCTGTGAATTGAATGGTATCGATGTTGAGTCGGTTCCTAAACTTATTTCCAAACCTCTTAAAGATAAAATTAAGTATGAAGCAATGGAACTTAATTTTCTTAAAAAAACTTCCCGAGCAAAATTAATTTTTTAATTTATTGAATGATGCCCTTTGACTGTTATAAAACTTACATTGCATTGAAGAATCACTTTACGAAGGATTCTTATGATTACTTGAAATATTCAGGGAAAACTAGAGCATCATTAGATTCTTTCTACAAGCGTCGGGATCGTTTCTGGTTTGAAAAGGTATCCAGACAAAAAACAGATAAAGAAGTTGAAGAGTTTTTTGTTGCAAACTTTGTCTCCTGTAGTGATCCACAATCTTTATGGATTGGTGAGATTATTAAAGAGGGTGAGTCAACATACAAGCAATGGCAGAAGCGTATTCAATCTCTTTCCTATACTTTTAAAGAAGAGATTAGAAATGTCTTCACCCCAAAAAACTTTAATAGTATGTTTTTGATTCAAACGGGACGACACCCTCAAGTTTTAAAAGAACATTTGCAAAGTCGTCTTTCTTTGGAGGCAATGGTAATTCTGGATAGAATACTTGGATATAAGTCTCAGTTTGATAAAAAGTTAGATGATCCTGTTTGGAAACTAACTTCTATGCGTATGAGTAAGTATTCACCTTTCCTACATATTGATGTATTTCGTTATAAGAAAATTTTGAAAGAAGTAGTTTTAGGAGATTGATGACTTTTTTTAATTCCGAAGTTGTCCGTGCAGAGATGACAGAAATTGCTGAACTTCAGGAAATAGTTTATCGAAATGTATTTGATTTTCCTAGTATGACCAAAGAGGAAAAGATGAATCATATTGATGTTCTTGAAAGACTTTTAGATAAACAAAAGATTCTTTATACTCGTATGAGTTTATCAGATGATCCTGAAGCAAAGAAAATGAAAGAAAGAATTTATGAATCTGCTTCTATCATGGGTCTTCCTTCTAACGTTGATATGAATATCGTCTTTAATAACATGTCAAAGATGCTTGAAGCAATGAAGGAAAGAATTGACAAAACAGGTTCAGACCTGTAGAATAACGAGGTATACAAAAGCCAAATCCTACTAATACGGAGAAATCTAATGTCTTTCGAAAATCTCAAAAAACAATCTAAACTGGGTTCTCTCACTTCTAAATTGGTAAAAGAAGTTGAGAAGATGAGTACAACTTCTGGAGGTGCTGATGATCGTCTTTGGAAACCAGAAATGGATAAAACTGGTAACGGTTTCGCAGTAATCCGTTTCCTTCCTGCCCCTGAGGGTGAAGAACTTCCCTGGGCAAAAATGTACTCCCATGCCTTCCAAGGTCCTGGTGGTTGGTACATTGAAAATTCTTTGACTACTATTGGTCAGAAAGATCCTCTTGGTGAACATAATCGTGAACTGTGGAATAGTGGTTCAGAAACAAATAAAGAAACTGTTCGTAAGCAGAAGCGTAAACTATCTTACTACAGCAATATCTACGTTGTAAAAGATCCTGCAAATCCTTCTAACGAAGGTAAAGTCTTCCTCTTCAAGTATGGTAAGAAGATCTTTGATAAGATTATGGAAGCAATGCAACCTGAGTTTGAAGATGAAACTCCCATCAATCCCTTTGACTTCTGGCAGGGTGCAAACTTCAAACTCAAAATCGTAAAGAAAGATGGGTATTGGAACTATGACAAATCTGAATTTGGTTCTATTGAACCACTACTGGATGATGACGATGCTCTGGAAGCACTTTGGAAAAAAGAGTATTCTCTGACTGCTCTTACTGCTTCCGACCAATTCAAGTCTTATGAAGAACTTGAGCGTCGTATGAATATGGTTCTTGGTCTGAAGAATGCTTCTCCTACTCGTTCTCGTGCAGTAGTCGAGCAAGAAGATGAACTTGAAGAGTTTGCACAAACTCCCACCGTTCAAGAGCGTGTAGTGGAAGAACTTGAACAGTCTTATGCTCGTTCTAAGTCTCCTTCACTTCCCAAGATTACTTCAGAGGATGAAGATGAGGATGATGCTCTTTCTTATTTTCAGCGTCTTGCTGAAGATTGATCATTCATAAAGTCTGATATTATCACCTTTCTTAAGGGTCTCGCTAACATATTGCGAAGACCCTTTTTTATATGCCATAATTTCTTTCATATCATTTAATACAATATTCAGGTATGTTGGTTTCAGTATAAAAATGTTTCTTTTATCCTCTTCAAGTTTTTCTTCATATTCATAGTTTGTGACTGGAATTGCTATATTTGTTAGAGTTTCTGTTACATCAATATAGAAATCAAAATAAGAAATAGAATAATCTGATTGAACTTGTAGTCCTGCAGGAACAATTGTTACACCTTGACTATTTTTTATTTCTGGAGTTTCGTAGTGATGTATTCCATTATAAAGAGTGTTATAGTCGCCATATTTTTTGAGAAGGAACTCATCAAAATCATTTGCATTTAAAGGCCATTCTGTTTGAACATTGATAACATTGTTACAAATAAGAACTAACCAATCTAATGAAGAGTCTTGATATACCTTAAATGCAACATTATCGGGTCTATCATCTCCTTCAATTTTATATTTTGTAAAAAATGATAAGTTTTGGAAAATATCTTCTCTTAATTTTCCTCTTTTAAATAAATTCTTGACTCTAGCATAATCTCCTATCTGAGCATCTGGTATTCTGCTGACGTAATCTAAGTCTGGAACTTGGCGAAAATAACTTGGCATTTTAGAAACCTATGCTATTGATTTTGTCTGGGGATTCGTTACCATATTCATCATCATATAGTGGAACGAGTTCTTGGAATTGTAGAGATAATTCATATGATGTCATAGATGGTTCTCCAGCAAAAGTCATATAATTTCCATCTGGAGTATAATTGACATTACATTGAGTTAAAGCACATTCTTTAAATTTATTTAAGTATGGGTGTTGTCTATTTTTTGATGTTATATATGATATTGCAAAGGTGTGTGGTGATTTCAAAAGATAAGATTTACTACTTCTCTTTACTGACATTGCTTGTTTAAAGAACCTTATAATCTTTCTCACTTCTTTTGCTTCTGCTTCTTCTCTTGGAGATAATCTAAAGGTAAATGAAAATGTTCTTAGACTTGGACTATTAAACAATAACTCAAGGTTTGGGTTTACTATTGCACCATATTGTCTTTGCATTATATTTGCAGTGCCAGTTGCAGCTTGAGTAAATTTTGAGGTAAAAATACTTTTTAAATCCCCTGTACTACCCTTTGCTTTATCGAGTTGATCTCCAGTCGCGGTTTCTGCTGCTGCTCCACCACCTGAAATAGCAGATTGTGCTATGTCAGCAAAAGCTTTTGATAGATCATCTAATGAATCTCCCTGCCAATCAACTCCGTTGGAATCTGATATTCCTCCTGGAATTGGTAGTACTACAGTTCCTAAAATTTCTCTTTTTCCAAGTTCTGGTATACCACCACTACTGACCGACACTATTCTGTTTCCAGCTGCACTTTCTGCAGACTTAAGACCAGATGCAACATATTGCACTATACTAAATTTTATACAATCTTGTTCTTCTACTTGTAGAGTTATTGGATATTTTGCATTTCCATAACTTCCTTTACCATACCTTGTTCCATCAGCATAAGTTGCAGCTTCTTGCGATAATTCTTCTCTTTGTGCATCTGTTGCTGCTTGTTCGGGATTTGTGTCTGGATTTGAAGGTTTTACGTTAGAATCGTTTCCTTTCGAAATTTGTTCTACTTGTTTTGGTGTTGCTCCTGCTTTTGTTGCAGTTTGACTTGCTGCAGATAAAGCTTGTTTGTTTAAAGCACCACCGGGTTGAAGGGATTTTAATTCACTTTCTGTAAGTCCACTGCTTGTTGATAATGCCTTTGGTGGTTTAGAACCCGGTTCCGACCAAGTTTTTCCACCATCAAAACTCTCACCATATGCTACAAATGATTTTCCACTTCTTGTGGTGACTTCTTTTTGTAAAGTGATTGATGATGCTTTAATATTTCCATCACTTACATTAGAATCAAGTTTTACATTGTATGTTTGTCCATTTAACTTAAAAGGATTGCTAGTATCTCCCTTTGCTCCATCGGTATTATATGCCATCAAACAACCTCCTCACTGAAGGAACCTATGAAGATGTGTTGTCCTAAGCAGATAGACATTTGGACCAAGTTTTTTATTTATTTAGACGGAATTTTGCATATGGGATGGAAAGCATCTCATCTAGTTCTTCATATTTTACAACGTGAAGTTTACCCATAATCTCTTCCCATGTATACTGTCTCCCCTCTCTCCAGTGAAAATTAATTGCTTTAAATCCCCATCTTTCTAATGAAGTACATGCAATCAGTGGATGTTGGTCATATTCAATATCGGGTGTTTTGGGGGTATAAACAAACGTATAAAATTTTCCTGGTTCTGGATATAAAACTTCTTGCTTCAATACATCCATTATAATCATCATTAAATCTTCTGGATCATTTGTATTTGACTCGCCAATTCTTTTTTTGAGTTCTTTCATTCTAGGTGGAATGTTTGTATATTTTCCAAAACCATCTGCCATTACTTGATACCTAATTCTTGTTCTGTTATTATACGAAATTCGATCATATTATCTTTACAGAATTCTTGTGCAGCACTCCACTTTGCTTGATTAGTTGCATAGGTATAAACTTCATGAAGATAAGACTTAGTTGTTCTTGATCTTGGTTGGGGTGCAACTGTCTCTTTTTTTGGTTTAATCTCAATAATATACTTTTTAATTTCTCCAGATTGTTCTTTAACTTTAATAATAAAATCTGGAAAATAGTTTCTTATTTTTTGTTTAACCGGGTCATAGTATTTGATGCGAATTTCTTCACTACCCCATGAAATAATATTTTCATTCAGGTCACACCAGTAGCAAAATTTTCTTTCCCAACTACTTCTACATATAATCTTATTTGGATCACCAATGTACTTTTGAGGATAAGATGGTTTGTAGATGCTTTTTATGCTTTCTGCCATTATCCTTACTACATAATATATAAAGGTCAAAAAGTATTTATAAATGCCTACTCCAAAAACTTTATCTGATATAAAGGCAAATTTACTTCTTAAACCAGCACTTACTTCACATTTTGAAGTTGAGGTAGGTTATCCTACAAAGAGAGGAGATTTTTTGAAATACTTAAAAGATAATGGCGTTGCATATACTTCAGCAACCTCTGGGGCATTAACTTTACTATGTTCTGAGGCAACATTGCCTGGTTCTTCTTTAGCAACTCATGAAATTAATAATGATTTTCATGGAGTTACCGAAAGACATGTTTATAGAAGAATTTATGATGATAGAATTGATTTGACTTTTTATGTTGATGCACAAAATTATATGCCAATTAGATTTTTTGAAACTTGGATAAAATATACTGTAAATGAGAGTATTGCTGAGAAAAGAGAATCTGGTGGAAATATATTGGGTCCCGTGGGAAGTTTAAATTCCCAATATTTCTATAGGGTTAGGTATCCAAATGATTATAAGGGATCTTTGAAAATAGTTAAGTTTGAAAGAGATTATGCTTCCAATTTGACATATGAATTTAAAGATGCATTTCCGATTTCAATTTCTTCTATGCCAATATCTTATGATTCATCATCTTTATTAAAATGTACCGTATCTATGACTTATATAAGATATGTTTTGTATCCATCTTCTAAAAATAATGATAAGGTGCCAGATCAGACACCAGAATCTTCTAATAGTGGAGTCGTTTTGAATAATGAATATAACTGGGCACAAAATTATAATCAATCATTTGGGGGGGGATTTAATGCTGGTGGAGTTCCTGACCTTCCTGCACTAAGTTCTGGCAATACTGTTTCTGGATTTACTGTTGGTGCAAATTCCAACATTGCTTAAGTACAATAAATAAATTTACACTGAATTACCTATAGGATATTATGCCTTTACCTAAGATTGCTACACCAACTTATGAACTTGAATTGCCTTCAACTGGAGAGACGATTCGATATAGACCTTTTCTCGTCAAGGAAGAAAAAGTATTAGTGATTGCTTTGGAGAGTGAAGACACTAAGCAAATTACTAGTGCTATTAAGAATGTTATTAAAAATTGTGTTATAACAAAAAATATAAAAGTAGAATCCTTACCTACTTTTGATATTGAATATCTTTTCCTTAACATCAGAGGAAAATCTGTCGGAGAAGATATTGAGGTTAATGTGATTTGTCCAGATGATCAGGAGACGACAACTACAATTAAGTTGAATCTTGATGACATCAAAGTTGAGAAAAATGAGAAGCACACTAATAAAATAAAGGTTGATAAGAGTATTGTGATGGAAATGAAATATCCATCACTTGATCAATTCATTAAAAATAATTTTGATTTTACTGATACAAATGCTATGGAACAATCTTTTGATTTGATTGCTTCTTGCATTGATAAAATTTATACTGAAGATGAAGTTTGGGCAGCGGCCGATGTAACCAAGAAAGAACTTGGCGATTTTTTGGAACAAATGAATTCATCACAATTTAAAGAAATTGAAAAATTCTTTGAAACAATGCCAAGACTATCACATAAGGTTACCGTTGTAAATCCAAAAACTAAAGTTGAAAGTGAAGTTGTTTTAGAAGGGTTAGCAAGTTTTTTCGCATAGCCCTAGTTCATATGGATCTGGAAAGTTATTTCCGTCTTAATTTTGCCTTGATGCAATACCATAAATATTCTTTGACAGAAATTGAAAATATGATGCCTTGGGAACGAGACATCTATGTTGTTTTATTACAACAGCATTTGGAAGAAGAAAAATTAAAACAACAGCAATCGAATGGCACTCAATTCTTCTAAAAATTTGCCAGCATTAATGCCATCAAAGGCAAAGAATGGGAGTGCCCTTGTTAATGAAAAAATAGATGAAAGGATATTAAGATTACTTGGATTAGAAGATATATTTGATATTGATTATGATACTTATTCTTCTCTTTTAAGAGAAAGAATGGCTGCTGCAAGAATGACAAAGCAGACTATTGCAACAGAAGAAGTTGAAATGATAACTGATGAGTGGAAACGAATAAAGGGTAAAAAAGGTAGATTTAAAGTAAAGAAAATAACTGCAGCAAGTTTTAAAAAAGGAACCGCATTTGGTATTAATCTTAAAAATAAAAAACTTGTTGCGAGAATAAAACCACTTGCACTCCCTCCAGCAGCGGATGAAATAAAGGGTCAAGATGATACTAAAGAAATTATAGGTCTTCTTGGAGAAATAATAAAAAATTTAACACTACAAAATAAAGTTCAAAAAAGTTCTAATGAAAGATCTAGAAAAGAAGCAGAAGATGCCAAGAGAGGTCTTGCTGAATCTAGATTAGAAAAAGGATTTTCTGCTGCAATAAAAGTCGCTGAAAAAATTATTGCACCGGTAAAATCTTTATTGAATAGAATTATTGATTTTATAACTCAAATTTTTATAGGTAGATCTATTGTTTTACTTTTGGAGTGGTTTGGTAATAAGGATAATAGGGATAAGGTTCAGTCCATTATTAGATTTTTTGGTGATCATTGGCCAAAACTTTTAGCACTTTACATTAGGTTTGGGACACAATTTGGAAGGTTTGTTGGTGGACTTTCTAAACTTGTAATTTCTGGGACATTAAGACTTGTACAACTTGCTGCTAAACTTGTTGGTGCTAAAGGTGCTGCTAGATTCTTAGGTGGATGGGGTGGTAAGTTACTGGGTGCTGGTTTAACAGTTGCAACAACTGTTGGAACCACTATGGCTTTAAGTAGTGGTATTGAAAATTTTGCAGGACTCGAAAATTTGGGAAAAGAACCCCCACCAAAAACTCCTGGTTATTTTGGTGGGGGTTTAGCACAATTTAAAAATCTATTAGGATTTTTTGGTGGTGGACCTGGATTTGTAAGTGGACAAAAAGGAATTGATAAGGTTCCTGCTATGCTTACTGATGGTGAATTTGTTATGTCTCGTGGTGCTGTTCAAAAATATGGTGTGGGAACACTTGAGTCAATGAATGCTGCTGGTGGTGGCACAAATAGACCTAGGATGATAAATGGAGCAACATACGCTTATGGTGGTGGATTAGTAGGTACAGATAGATCTAGCGATTCTTCTTATAGAAAAAATGAACAAGAATTGAAGAAGCAGAAAAAGGAAGAGAATATTAGTGGTCGTGCAGGGTCTCCTGGTGCTGCTTTATCGGTTCAACAAAGAGTTCAAAGAATAGAAAAGCAACTTGCAGCACAAAAAGCACTTAGTTCTGGTGGTTTGTCTTTAAAAGGAACGCAGGGATTTGATATTGGTAAAGGTTATGCAGCATCTTATAAAGGTAGGGATTCTATTGTAGTTAAAGACGCTGTTAAGCAAGGAACGAGATATGGTGATATTATGGTTGAACCAGAAATCACAATTGCAGGCAAACGTTATTTTGCCCAGCAGAAAGGAAATGATATAATTTATTCTTCTAATTTTGCTAGAGGTTTATCCGGACAGGTAGACAAATATGGTGCTAGAAATAAATCATATCAAGGAAAAGGTGCTGGAATTCTTGGTGGATTTGGATTAAAGAGGGATAATAAGAGTTTGCCAAAAACTAAAATAATGATGGGTCCAGATGGACCATTTGTTGGATATCTTAGATTCCGTGGTGGTCAACCAGAATATGCAAGACCAACAGAAAGAAAGAGTGGATTTTTGGAACAACTTACAAATCTCTTTGATCCTAAGGGGGCAAGGTCTAGGCAGGAAACTTTGAATGCCCGATCAATGAGACTTTCTGCAATTACTGATTTGGAACAATATAGAAAGGAGGGGATGACCGAAGATAACATTAAAAAAATGTTAGGTCCAAATTTATATAAGAATGCCATAAATGATTCAAAAGCAAAACAGTCTGCGTTTTCCAAGAAAAATACTATAATACAAGATTCACATAGAGCTCAGGAAAGAAACTATTATAAGAATCGTGGTATTGGGGGAATGGGCGGACTTGGATCTAGTTATCGGGGACAAGAACTTCAATTATCAGCAAAAGCAAATGCTGCTAGGATATCGCCAACCAAACCAAAAACAAGACAATTGACACCTCCATCAAGACAACCTGTTGTTGTTAGAACAAAACCAGTTGGAAGTGGAAATGGTGGAGTGACAAAATCATCTGGAGGAAGACCAAGAACTCCAAACTTTGGTGCAAGTTGTCCATCTAGCAATGCGCCAAGAAGCAAGAAAATTTTAGGAATTTTTTAATAAATGAAACCTAAATCACTACCTCCATTAAAAATAAATTCAACAAAACTTTTACCAGGTTCTAGCATTTCTGCTATCACTAAAAGAATTAGTGTTAAATCTTTATCGAGTGGAGATAAATCTTTTTCTAAAAGTAATCTTGGAATCATAAAAAAACAGGTTATTAAAATTGGCGATTTAGTAAAGACTAATACATTATTAAAGCAAGCAGAAGAGACTAAAAAAAGGAAACTGTTAGAACAAAAAAAGTTTTCTGAGAGAGAAGAAAAATTAGAGGCAAAACCAGAGAAAAAAGAGAACAATAAAGTTAAACTTCCTGGAGTTCCGAAATTAAGTTTTCTTGATAGAATTAAAAAGTTTTTATTCAATATTTTACTTGGGTTTATAGTTGTTAGATTGCTACCACAACTTCCTAAGTTAATGGGAGTTGTAAAGTTAGCAGGGCAAGCACTTGATTTTGTCACTAATTGGGGAGGAAAATTATTAAATGGTCTTGTGACCTTCATTGATTGGGGATATAAAGCATATGATAATACAAGAAATTTTTTGAAGAATATTGGAGGAGAAAATACTCTTAAAGTTTTTGATGGATTTATTGGTGCAATGGATAAGGTAATTGAAGCATCTATTATTGCTGCAATTGCTTTTGGAGAACTTCGTGATACCGGTGGTGGAGGTCCTGGTGGAGGAAGACCTGGAAGAGGTGGAAGACCTGGAAGAGGTGGAAGACCTGGAGTAACTCAGGGGCGAGGAGGACAAGGACAAAGACCTAGAGTTCCTGGGACTGGACCAAGAGTTACTACTGGTCAGGGAGGTAGGTTTAGACTTCCTACCAGAGGAGCAGTCGTTAAAGGTGGATTACTTGGATTAGTAACTCTTATTCCCGATATTCTTAACTCTTGGGACTTGTGGCAAAATCAAGGAAGAGGAAAGGATGCATTAAGAACATTTTTTAGTGCTGTTACTGGTGCTATTGCCGGGTTAGGTGCCGTTGCTGCTGTAGAGGCTGGAGCAGCTGCTTTGGGTATAACCGGTGTTGGTATTCCCGCCGCTATCGCTCTTGCCGTTACTGGATTTGCTGCTTCTTCTTTAGCTGGAACAGGTGCATATAATTTAGCTGATGCATTTCTTAGAAAAATAGGATTGGTTGATAATGATCCTGAAACCGGAAAACCTTATGCATATAGAAGTGGTGGTCCAGTTACAAGAGGTGGAAAATTAACAGGTCCTGCAAAAAGAGAAGTTAAAAAAACTAAAGTAAAGCGAGAAGTAAGTATTACGCCACCAAAATTAAAACCGGGTGCTGATGTTGGTGGTGGTAAGGAAATAGAAAAAATGTTTCCAAAGTCAACTAAAAGTGATACGATGAATCCTTTGGGATATTCTGAAAATTTTTATGAAAAGACTAGTGATATTCCTTTCTTTGGTCCAATTTTTGGATTAGTTACTAAAACTTTATTGGGAGATAAACCAAACTCTCTTGATTATGAAAATATTGGAAAGGGTTTAAATTCTTGGATGAGTAATACATTCAGTAGTGAAGTGTTGAGAACTGGTGGAGCATTTGCAGGTGGTGGTGAAGTTAATACTGAAATGTTTATGAGAGGTGAAGACTTAACAAAAGTGATTGCAAAGTCAGTAGAGGAGACAGTTTCATCAAGAGTTGATAACGTTTTAAATGATTTGATGAAACAGTTGGGATTAAAGGAAATAGATCGTGGAAAAGAACCTGGAGAAACAGCACCTGGTGCAGAGGATGAGCCTTCAGGTTCTCCTACTCTTACTGGCAACACAAATGCAGAAAAAGTTTTTAGATACTTGGTAGATAACGAAGGATTCACTCCAGAGGCATCTGCTGGTGTTATTGGAAATTTAATGCAAGAATCTGGAGTCAATCCAAAGTCTAGGCAACTTGGTGGTGGTCCTGGTAGGGGTATTATGCAGTGGACAGAATCTGAAAGATGGGCATCTCTAACTGCATGGGCAAATAATTCGGGTAAGGATCCATGGGCATTAGAAACTCAAGTTGAGTGGATGATTAAAGAAATGAAGTCTTATGGAACTTATAATAGAATTAAAGGAGTAAGTTCATATAAAAAAGCAGTTGAAATATTTGAGAAAGAAATGGAGAGAGCAGGAACTCCAAATTATCCACGTAGATATCAATTTGCCGCAGATGCTCTTGCAAGTTTTAGTAGTGGTGCTGGATCTGGTGGTGCTGGCGGAAGTTTCACACAACTCTCAAACAATCCCGATGCAAAGAGAGGATCAAAACTTGCAGGAGAACTTGGAAGATTTTTGGATGCAAAAGGTTTGGGGAGATGGGGATCTGGTGTAAATCAACATCCAGAACATCGCCCTTGGAGTCCAGAGAGTGGACATAGTGCTAATTCACTTCATTATGCATCTCAGGGAGCAAGGGCAATTGATATTGGTGGATATGGAAGAAGTCGTGGATATTCTGACCAAGATCAAATTCTTGCAGGAATTGCGGAATTCAATAAGTTAAAGGGTGTCAAACCAGTTCAATTATTAAAAGATGGATATCCAGGTCATGATAATCATGTTCACGTTGCTTATGGTAGAGGTGGTCTTGTCAGAGGATTTACTAAGGCAATCCTTGGAGAAAGGGGTGTTGAGTTTGTTCTTGATACTGATACCACATCAGCATTAGAACAAAACTTTCCTGGATTTTTGGATGCATTAAACAAAGCAAATTATAATGGAGCTATTAATGTTTTGAGAAATTATGCTTATTATGAATCTGGTTCTATGATAGAAGTTATTGTGGAGCAACCAGAACCAGAAATTGTTATGGTTCCTGTTCCAACCCCACAACAATCAGTTATTTCATCATCTACACCACTATCTTCAAATTCTTGGCGAGATCATGCATATATGCAGGGTTAAATAGTATAAAAAAGTATTCATATAAATGTCTCAGAAAACAGTAGATTCTAGGTCCGTTTCTATAGATGAGTTTTTAATTTCCTCTATAGACAATAAAGTTATTAAAGACATCCCTGACATTATAACAGATTTATATTATTATGAGAGTATTTTAGATCCCTCTATTCGAGTTCAAATAGTTTATGCTGATACTGGTAATACAGTTGAAAAAGATGGAGTTTATAAGACACTTCTTGAAGGAATGCCTTTAGAATATGGACTTGATTCTCGAATAAAATTGAGAGATTATAATGATGTTGAGTTAAATTTAAATGTCAATATTAGTTCTATTACTCCACTATCAAAAGACACTACTAAGTCTTTAGTTGGTGTTGAGTTTATCTCTCCAGAAGCAATAGACAACTATAAATGCGTTGTTAGAAAAAGATATGACGGAAAAATATCGGACCATGTAAGAAATATTTTAACTGATTCTGAACTCTTAAGTACGGAGAAAAAACTAGATATTGAAGAAACTGAGAATACCTTTAATTTTTTTGGTAATCAAAAGAGACCTTTTTATCACATTCTCTGGTTAGCAAAAAGAAGTGTCCCTAGCATACAAAATGCAAAGGGAAATACTGCTGGATTTCTTTTCTTTGAGACATCTGATGGATTTAAATTTAAATCTATAGATGGAATGTTGTCTGAAAATGAACCTAGTGGTAGTAAGAAAAATATAAAAAGTTTTGTCTACAACCAAACTGCAGATCTTCCTGTTGAATATGATGGAAAAATAGTAGATATAATTCCACCAACTCCAGGTGGAGATATTCAAACAAAACTTGAAGCTGGTACATATTCTACGAGAACAATATTATTTGATCCGTTCAATTGTTATTATGAAGTCATTAATCCAAATTCTCAAGGACAAGCAACTGAGCTTGGATCTGAAGAAAATCTTCAAAAAGCAGGGAAGTCTTTGCCAAAAATAAATCCAAAATTTAAAAAGGAGGGAAGAAATAAAGATTTTTCAAGAACTCAATACATGCTTCTTGACACAGGTTCAATTCCAAGTGGAAGTACAAAGCAGCAAATAGAAAAATCAAAAGAACAAAATTTTGATCCTAAAAATATTTTAAACCAATCTTCGATGAGATATAATCAACTTTTTTCATCTCAAACAACAATAACACTTGACCGTGCCGATTTTAGTTTACATGCAGGAGATTTAATTTATGTAAGCACTCCAGAACTTTCAAGTAAAAAGATTCAGGATTTTGATGAATATTTGGGTGGATACTATTTAATTGCTGATATATGTCATTATATAAACATAAAAACTGCTGGATTCACAAAAATAGTAGCAGTTAGAGATTCTGTTGGCACAAAAGGCACACCAAAATATAATCCACAATAAAGTTGTTAAATAGTCATAGTATCTTTACGCATAGTTATGGAAAGCGTAGAACACCACATTCAGCATGATAAAAATTTACTTGATGACCCAACTATATCTGCTCAATCAAGAAGACACACTGAAAGTGAATTGGAGTCTTTAGAAAAATGGGTCAAAAATCACCCAAACGATCATCATGATCCAACTGCTTTAGAATTATATTGTGACGAAAATCCTGGTGCATTAGAGTGTAAGATATATGAAGACTAATGAGTGAAGGATCTTTATTTAACCCTGGATTTTTAGGAGCACATTTTAACTGGTGGATAGGTCAGATCGCTGATGATTCCACTTGGAGAGATAATGCTGCATCTGGAAAACATGACTCGCCACAATCTGTGCCTGGATGGGGACGCAGATATAAAGTGAGAATTATAGGACTCCATGATAAAGAAGAGGAAGTAATATCTTCAGATCAACTTCCTTGGGCTCAAGTAATGTACCCAATTACTGCGGGTGGTGGACAAACTGGTGCTTCTCAAACACCAAATCTTCGTCAAGGAAATTTTGTATTTGGATTTTTTCTTGACGGACAAGACCAACAAGTTCCTGTAATTATGGGAGTGCTGGGCAATAATGCACAGACTCAATTAAAAACAAAAATAGGCAATAATGATTCCAACTTTGCAGCAACTAGCGGATATGCTGAAGGAAAAGATCCTCCGATCGGAAGTGCAAAACCAAAAGTTCCTGACGATAGAATAGGAGTTCAAAAACCAAAAGGAAATATACAATCTGAAGAGTGCTCTCCTGCACCACCGGGTGTCGCTATTAATGAGTTCGGACTTCGTGCTGATAAATCATTAAATTCTCAACAATTTTCTGATCAGCAAAGTGCAATAAGAGAAGCACAGGCTAGAGGTTTAACCGGAGATGAGAGAACTAGATTCATTCAGAAAGCTGTTGCGGATGGAATAAGGGCAAGATGTAAAGAAGCAAGTTCACCAACATCTCCTTCTCAACCAGGTGCTACAATTGAAAATCCGGATGATAATCATATTCAAACAAATGCGGACACAAAAAGAAATGAATTATATTTGAAGAAAAGAGTATTAATGAGTCCATGTGATCAGGTAGGTTCTGCATTAAAAGCGATTAATATATTATTAGAAAATCTCACCAGAGATATAGATAAAATTTTACAAACAGCACAAAGTTATATTGACGCAGCTTCTCAAATTTTATCCAGTGATATTAAGAAATTGATATTTGATTACTCTTGTCAAATAGCGAAGTATATGAAAATTGTTTTTGATAAAATATTGGAATATATTCTTAAAAAAATTAACATTTCTATGGCAAAGACTGTTGATGTAATGTATCCAAATCAAAGACATCAATATCTTGATATTAAAGATCAAATTACCGAAAAAATTTATTCTCTTTTTGGTAGAATTATTGAAAATTTATGTGATCAAATCGGAGCAGCGTTAAATCAAATACTTGATATAAAAAATCCATCTAGAGATCGTGATCCATATACTGGTTATAATGGAGATGCTCCTTATGTTCCGATTTGTTCTGTAGAAAAACTAGTTGGAGATGTTGTTGCAGCAAATCAAAGTGATATTAATAATGGTATTGATGAGATTTTGAAAGGTATAAATGTATTTTTATCCGATATAAGTTCTCAACTTGCTGAAGTAAGTAGTAGTTTATCTGATATAACTGCCACCATTAGTTCTATAAGTTCTAGTTTAAGTAGTGCATTGAGATTTGAAAATATAAAATTAAATATTTTTAAAGGAGATTTAAAACCAAGTTGTCCATCTTCCAATTTCTACACGTTACATAAGGGTGGCGGATCTTCTGAAGAAGCACAATTTCCAAATTATAGTTCAGTTGCTAAAAATGTACAATCTGCAACTAAAATTTCTTTCTCTCCTGGAATTGACTTTGCACAACCAGCAAAGAACACTGAAGATTTGAAATATTAAGTGGGACAATAAATATTAGCAATGAAATCAAAGAACTTAGTATTTAATATATCGAATGGCAAGTAATCTATTCGGACAACCTTCAAAAGATGATATTAGAGTAGGGTACATCGATCCCAAGTTGGGATATATTAGTGATGTGTCTATATGTGAAGCTAATGAATATGGTAAAGATAATCCAGGCACGATTTTTTTATTCAAGAATGGTAATAATATTCTTCAATATTTAACTCTTAACGAAGTTAATAGACTTACTCCATCTGATTTGGAGTCAAATCAAGATTGTGAAGGAATAAATCAGAAAAAACCCTGCGGACCACCGGTCATTCAAATTTACGGAGGACGTGGAGTAGGTGCTCAAGCAAATCCAGTTATTGGTGCCGATGGATCATTGTTGGCAGTTGATTTGGTTCGTGGCGGACATGGATATCAATATAATCCACAGGTAACTGCAAATGACCATTGCTATTATGGTAGTGGTTCTGTGCTTAAGGCAGTGATTGGAGAGGTTTCAACCGGATTTGAAACTTATGCCGATGAGGAAGATTTTGAAGAATATGAAATTTGCGATCCAAACGAGGTTGGATTTGGTAGAAAATATGGTTCAAATGGTGAAGATTTAGGTCCATGGGAACCAAGTAATTATGTAAATATAGGATTGGATCCTATAAGGGAAGAGGTAGAAAAATATGGAAAGGTTGTAAGAGCTCTTGCGAGGTCTCCATTTTGGGATACTCGAAAAAGAAAACCAAATAAAATAACAGCAAGCGATTCTAAAGTAACGCCCTATCAAACACATAATGTTACTTTTGGTAGTGCTTGGTCTGACTTTATGAATTCTTATGCGGTTTCTCCAGTTTCACCATCAAATATAAAAGGGAGTGATTATTCTGGAATACTTTTTACAATGGAATGGAATGAAGATTTTCCTTTGACTGGAGAATACGTTTTTAGGGGATTATGTGATAATGTTTCACAACTTTATGTTGATAATGAAAAGGTATTTGATTTAGGTAACTTTAACGGGTCTGTGAATGATGTCAGAAAAATAATTACAGAAGGTATTCACACCATTCGTATAGATCTTTTAAATGTTCCAATATATGAAACAAAAGTTACATCAGGATCTAGTTCTAATTTAACAAATAACATTAAACCAAAATTTATTCAGGAAGGTAAAAATTATTTTCTAGAAGTTGGTGGCACTGGAACTGGTGAAGTAACAATTTTAATGGATATTGATGACCAAAGTTTTATCGCAGGACTTGCTGCTAAAGAAGTTATTATACCCTCAGATGGTAATGATTTATCCTTCAAAAGGAGATCTGATACTCCACAAAAAGAAACAATTAAAAAGACTGGAAAATTTAGTGCTGGAAAAACTTATGGACCAATACAGATTAATGGAGCATCTCCGGGTGCAGGAACTCCTAAAGTTAGTAACAATAAGTTAGGTCTTCTTGACACTGATGGAAGTGATGAAAATATAAAAGTTATCATAACAGATATTAAAAATAATACGAGTTCTTCTGTAAGTTCTCAATCAACAACATCTTCTACTGGACTAATAAAAACAGTTCAAGTTTTTAATACTTCAAGTTATATTGATAAAGCTAATAGAAAACTTTGGAGAACTAATGCATCTTCTGGACTCAATTCAGATTTTTTGACTCAATATGGAGTTTCACCTTTTGATACTACAACAAGAGAAGCACAGACTGATAGTTTTGCTGGCATTCATGTTATAAGATGGGAGAGTATAAATTTTCCTATTGATGGTAACTACAATATTGATATTATGGTCGATGACAATGTGACTTTATATATTGGAAACCGTTCAACTGGTGGAAAAATTGATGATGGTTCTGGATTATTAAAAGATGAAATTGTGATTAGGAAGAATGGATTTAATTCTCAAGGTAATAGCAGAGGAAAAACAACAGAATCTAGATTTTTTAAAGCAGGTAGTTATAGAATTAGGGCTGAGTTGGAGCAAATTTCTGGAAAGCCTTTGGCAAAGGGCAATCCTATGGCTCTTGCTATCAATATAGAGGTTTCCCAAGTTGAACAAAAAATAGTATCTCCAAAATCTTGGAATGAAAATCCTATGGGAGTTTCAGTAACTATTGATGCTCCACCCGAACCAGCTCCTCCACAAGAGGCAATTCCGGAGCAGGAGGGAAGATGCCCAAATAATCCAATATGGACGACTAGATTTCCCACCACATCTCAAAGTTGGTATCCAGTTAAATTTTCAAGTCCAAGAATAATAACAGAGACAATTACTGTAGACAATCCAACACCAACTCAACAAAAGAAGGAAGTGAGTTTTACTGTTTATGGTGAAGGGGCAATAAAAGATTTATCCTTTGTCTTCACTGCAGTTGATGGTTCGCACACCTTTGTCATAAATGGTGCAGATACAAATAAAAAATCAAGAGTTGAAAAAATTACTATAACTCCAAATTTAAATTATATTGTTAAATCCAAAGAAGATTCTTCTAAATTTAGCTCTGTCGAACAGGGTTTGGTTAAGGGTGGAACTAAAGACAAGGAAAGTGGAGTTGGATCCTCAAATAGGATTTTCGCAGATTATACTGCAACTAACAATGATAATGATGATATACAAATAACGACATCTATTGGTTCTTTTTCTAGTTCAAATAAGAGAAAGGCAAAAAACAGTGGTAGGAATACATATGATTTAACATATAGATTGGAGTCTGCTTCAGCAGTTGTAAATAATAGTACTACTTCAACAAGAACTTATGAGGCTCCTGGTTGGAGTAGATTTATGAATCGTTATGCAATCTCTCCCGTCAAACCTTTAGATACTCCTGGAAGTGATAGTTCTGGAGCAACATATTCTACTTCTTGGAGTATTGACATTCCATATGATGGATTTTATGGTTTAAGAGGAACTAGAGATAATAAAGGTAGGATATTAATTGATAATAATGAAATATCGACTCTTGATGGATTTAATAATGAGTCGCCAAAGTTAGTAAAAACTTTTCTTTCTAAAGGAAGGCATACTATTACTGCAGAACTTTACAATGAACCAATAGAAACTCAAAGTGTTATAGATCAAAAAATCTTCAGAACTAAAGATTGGCAAGTTGATACCCAAAGTACAATCACTACCCCATCAAAAATAAAAGCAAAATTTGTTCAAAAGGGAAAACAATATTACCTGGAAGTTGAAGGGACTGGAAGTGGTGAAATATTCTTTGCAATGGATATTAATGATAGATCATTTATCTTTGGTGTAGCTGCAAAAGAAATTAGTATTCCTTCAGATAATGGACAAATATCTTTTAAGAGAAATTCGGATAAAGAAATTATTAGAAAATCCGGAAAATTTAGTGCTGGAAAAACTTATGGACCAATTCAAATTATTGGTGCCTCACCTGGATCAGGAACTCCTAAAGTCAGTAGTAATAAGTTAGCTCTTCTTGACGCTGAAGGAAATGATGAAAATATTAAGTTTATAATAACCGACGTTAAAAACAGTGGAACATCTTCTTCCACTGTTCAGCAGACTCTATCTGGCGGCACATCAAAAGATGGCGTAACATATAGTGGTCCAAATCTTTTCCATTATACTGATAGTAGATGGGGAGATTTTATGAATAATCATTCAATATCACCATATCTACCTCCACTTGATTCTGATAATCCACAGATAAATGGTAAAAAAACTTATACTTGGAAAGGAGTTAAATTTCCTGAAAGTGGACAATACAAAGTGGCATTTCAAGCAGATAATAGTGCATCTTTATTGATTAATGGAATAAAGGTTTTAGATTCAAGAGGATTCACGGGAATTCCTCCATTTGATGCTGTTAATATTACTGCAGGAACTTATGATATCGTCGTAGAAATGGAAAATACTCCAGACTTTACTAATATTTTCACAAAAAATCCTGTAGGATTTGGTCTTGTTATTATAAAGGAAATCTCCCAATCATCAAATAAACAAACTCCATGGACATCAAATCCCATGGGAATTTCTGCAATTCTAATTCCACCCCCTTGTCCAAAAAAGTTGAGTGGTAGAGGAGTTGTTACTGAAATTATAGTAGAAGATCCTGGAAATGGATATACGCCACCACCAACAATAATTCCAAGTACAACAGGAACTAGTACATATCCAGTTATTTTAAGATTAGAAAATGTAATAGTTACAAATCCAGGTATAAATTATAGATGCGGAGAGGACAAAATTATAGTCACTCCCAGTAATGGTGCAGTGTTAGATTATGAATGCGATTCTTTTGGTAGAATTACTACAGTAACGCCTGTTAATCCTGGTATAGGTTTTACCTCATATCCAAGTATAACTATTCAAACTGAAACAGGAATTAATTTTGAAGCAATACCAGTTCTTGTGCCAGTTAGAGATCCTATTGTAGTAGATACGGCAAAACTTATTCAAGTCACAGATTTGGTTGGTCTTAAACAGAATGGTTATATTGATGGTAGAGCATATTATGGATCTGTATTTTATAAAGATAATGTTAGATATGCTGGATTCTATGAGACTCCGGGAGAACTTGTTCAAGTATATAATACCTTACAAGAAAGTATTGATGCTAAGGTTACTTCTGCGCCAACTGCAATTGAAAGATCTGGTACTGATACAGAACTCAGTTCTAACAATCCAAAACTCAATATTCCAAATACTCCAGAGAATTTTATTTGAAATGATTAAATAGTGTATACCAATTTATAATAATGGCAACTTCTCAGAATAGATTCAATAATAGATCTGGGTCACCCAGAAGTGCTGCATATGCATCTGGATCTCTTCCAGAAAACAACACTGCTAAGAAAAATTATACAGGACTTCGTTATGGTAATGATCATGGATCAATAAATTTTGGACATATTCACAAGTCTGGAGATTGTACTGCAGACGTATTATTGCAAGCTTCTGATGGGAGACACTCTATTTCTTTGGATAAAGAGGGTCCAAGAAAATCTTGTACTCAAATTACTGCCCCTGGTAGGATATCTATTGAATCTGGAGAAGACCTTACTGAAACTGAAGACTCTCTTTACATTGGTTCTTGGAATGGTAATATAGATATTAATGCATTAAATGGAAAAATCAGACTTATTGGAACTGATATTGAATTAATTGCAGTTGGTGAGGGTGGTTCCAAGGGGAATATTCGAATGAAAGCCCCAAGTGGAACAATAGAACTTGATGGTAAAAAGGTAATAATAAATGCAAAGGCAATGTACAAATTGGCAACATCTGGAAAAGCAGAAATTGCTGCTAATAGTTGCTTGAGTATCTATAGTTCTGTAATAAGAGGCGTGACGGATGCTGTTGCAAATAAAGATGGAAAAAATGGGGGTAGAAACTTCCAAGTCAAACAATCTGAATTTTAAGGAGATAAAAAATGGCACAATGTTCTGATGATCTTGCTTTGGGTGGACAGTTGATGGTCGGTGCAGGGCTTCCACCTATGATGGGTGTTGGTCCTGGAAAAATTAATGGATCTGCTTTTGTTGAAGGTCCTATGCAAATTGGTGCAGCTAAAGAATATGGCAGTGTTGATGCCACAATGATGGTTGGCAGAACTTTCAATTCTGATTCTAGATCTCCATTTTATTCTTTATGGGCAAAACTTTATTCTAGATTTCAAAGTTTTGTAAGAGTTGATTTACTTCTAAAATCCAGATATATTGAAGCTGAAGTTGTAAGAACAAGAGTTCTTCAGGCAACAATTAAGAATTTTGTAATTGATCATCCAACAAAACCTGGTAAGAAATTAGTTCACACTTGCCTTGAAGGACCGGAAAATGGCGTTTACATTCGAGGAAGAGTATTAAATAGAAACTACATTGAACTTCCAGATTATTGGAAAGAACTTGTGGATGTAGAAACAATTACAGTTTCTCTAACTCCAATTGGATCTCATCAAGACATTATTGTAAAAAGAATTGATGAAGAAAAGGTGCATTTGCAGTCAAAGGCAAATATGCCAATAAATTGTTTTTATCATGTTTTTGCGGAGAGAAAAGATGTTAGACCTTTAGAAGTGGAGATTGACGGATAATGGCATTTACTTTTCAAAAATACGGAACATTTGCCGGACCTGGGGTTGATATAAACTATAGAAATAATGATGATTTTTCTTTAGATCCTTTTGATGGATACTGGAATATTGATGATGTTTCCATGGTTCTTGCAAATGTAGTTGAATCGCCATCTGATTATGTTTATATGCATTTGAATGGATTTGACACTTCTGTTGTTACTTTAGAAAGAAGTCAGGGAAATATTCCTAATTTTAATGTAAACGCAAATCAAACAACTTTTAGTGGTAATGTTGATATTGGGGGGGATCTTACTGTAGAAGGTAATTTATTGGTCGAAACTATTTCTGGAACTGCTTGGTCAAATTTAGTTAGTGATGTAAACAGTAAGAAATCTTTTGATATTTCTCATCCCTCAAAGGGAGGATATAGACTTAGATACATTTGCCTTGAAGGACCTGAGGCAGAAGTTTATTTTAGAGGAAAACTTTCTAATGGAAATGTTATAGAACTTCCAGATTATTGGAAAGATTTGGTTGATATTGAAACTGTGGGTGTAACTCTAACCCCCATTGGGTGTTATCAAGAACTCTTTGTAGAAAAAATTGAATGGGGAAGTAAGATTATTGTAAAAAATAATGCAGGTGGTGCCGTTAATTGTTCTTACGTTGTCTATGGAGAAAGAAAAGATGTTGATAAAAATATTTCAGAATATCAAGGAACAAGTCCTGCCGATTATCCTGGTGACAATTCTCAATATGTGATTAATGGTGTAAGGGCTTGACGCCCTCTCCAGGACCTGCTATGATACCTAGGTAATCAACGGACGACCGAATGCAAGACGAGTACCTCTCACGCTGCGTGGTTGACCCTATCAAACGTACAGTGTACTTGTACTCCAATGAAGGGTCAGAAAAACAATTGACATGTGATACTGTTGAAGAGTTTATGAACGTGCTAGAATTCGTTCGTGCTACAGTGGATGAAGAGACACTCTCATACGCAAATCCACTTTAAGTTCCATTTTTGGTCGAAAAAAATCCCGGTAAAAATTCTCACACGATACTTTTTTCAAAATGCGTCCAGAAACACGAGAATCAATGGAAATGCTGTTCGCAGCAAAGTGGAATGTTCCAACGGCAGCAAAGAATTGTAATCTTACAAACAAAGAAATGAAGATTACATTTAATGAATATTGCCGTTTACATCCTCCAACTTATGTGGTAGAATCAGGTAGTCAACTCAGTTTTTTCTGAGTTTTTATGCGAGTATGGTGGAATCGGTAGACACACCAGACTTATGAAAATTGAGCCTCATTTGGGAAACCTTGTGAGTGTAACTCCTCAAATTCGGTGAAACCTGTAAAATGGCAATACCGAGCCAAGCATCGTAAGATGAAGGTGTAGAGACTAGACGGGGAGCACCTAAACCAAAAGGTATGGTGAAGGTATAGTCCAGACCACAAACCGAAAGGGTAGTGAAAACTATAGTGGTACGAAAATCTGTTGAGCGTATGCTCGTGGGAGTTCAAGTCTCCCTACTCGCACTGAGGTTTAACCTCTAAATAGTCAAAAGTAGTAGGAAAACTCCTATGAAGTACAGAATTGATGCCGCATATGTCTGGTACAATCGCGGAAGACAAATTGTTTTAATGTACTTTATAAATAAAATTCCTTTTACTTTTGATGAACTCGATGACGAATCTTTATTCGACTTAGAGTTGATCAAATTAGCAGACAATGAAAGACGCTTTGAACCAGAGGACTTGTATCAATCTTCTTACTATCTTATGTTAGAAGAATGTCATCCTCTTATGTTTGAGTTGGATTTAGAAAATCCTGAAATGTTGCCTGTTGATTAATTTGCTGGTGTAACTCAATTGGTAGAGTAATTCTTTTGTAAAGAATAAGTTGCAGGATCGTGCCCTGTCACCAGCTTGAGTTCTATAACTCCAAAATGTCACTTATTTCACAAAGAGATAGAGAAGTTGCTGTAAAAGCACTTGAGCATTATTCATCTTTCGTAAAAGACGAATCTGATAAGATGGAACTGAATGCTCTTATAAATTGGATTAAATTAGAGATTAGTAAAAATGAATAAATATCATTACCTGTGACCGGCAAATTTACAGGAGGAGGGTGAAAATCCCTCCATTTTTATATAAATAATAATGCCGGTTACAGAGTAGAACTATGTCAAAGTATGATTTTCTTCATCAACTTGAAGAGGATGAAGAGTGTAAAGAATTAAGAGATTACCCTGGATATTTTATTACTACGAAAGGAAGAGTTTGGAGCAGTATAAAAGGAAAGGGTAGATGGATGAGTTCATATAAACAAGGGCAATATTATTGGGGGGTTATGATTGGTGGAAGAAATGGTGGCAATAAACTTATACATCAATTGGTTGGAAGAAATTTTTTAAATGAATACAGAATTGGACTGAAAATCCTTCATAAAAATGAAAATCTAGATCATCCTAATATAAATTTTTTAGATAACCTTTATGTAGGAACTCAAAAAGATAATATTATAGATAAAAATACAAAAAATAGAGGAAGGCACGGCGGAAAACAACATTTGAGTATAAAGCAGGTTGAAGAAATTAAAACTATGTGGTACAATAGTAGTGGAGAAACCGTTAATAAATTTTCTACAAGAATATGTGAGTTATATGGAGTTAGTAGAACTACAATTTCTTATATCATAAAAGAAAAAACTTGGTATTATGTTTAGAAAGGAGGTAGATCAATTAAAATAAATCTCTGGTACTGTAAAGATATGAGTCAATGGAGATGGACTCTTACTGATGACTCGCGACCTATCCTTAAACAGGAATCTGGACAAAGACCATTTCTTAGGGATGCAATGAATGACGTTGCAAATACAGTAGAATATATGTTAGAATGCAAACAAAGTGAGTAAAAATACTTAGATGAAGAGTGAGTATTTTATAGATAAGGTAGGTAAGGAAGAAATCAAAGATCTTCTTTATACCTACCATTATCTTAAAGACGAATCGAAGGATTTCAAAAGTGGATATAATTACTCACTTTACCGCAAGTCATTCACAGACATACTTAATATTGGCGGGTCTATTGGTGCTTGCATTTTCAGTACTCTCCCAGTTCCAGAAATTGCAGTAGGAGCATTTGGACTAGAAAGAAATCAACAAGAAGGCATATACGAATTATCAAGACTTTGTATACATCCTGATATTCAAAAAGAAGAATATAATATCACATCTTGGTTCGTCAGTCGTTGTATAAGGAGATTTAGAAAAGATGCCCGCGTTCGTGCTATTCTTAGTTACGCTGACAATAATCACCACACTGGAATTATATACAGAGCTTGTAATTTTCAATACTATGGTTTGACTGATAAGAAATCTGACTTTTGGATTAAACAATTAGATGGTTCATTTATCAAACACTCAAGAGGTGCTATCAAAGGATTAGATGGAGAGTGGAGAGAGAGGAGTAGAAAACATCGGTATTTAATGATATTTGATAGGGAACTAAAAAAACGCTTGACATGGAAAGAAGAATTGTGGTATAATACAAAAGGCGATACTTAACCAAACTCCTTCCGTGTGCTTCAGAACCTCCCTCGTGGAGGTTTTGTTGTATGATAAATAATCCATAACGGAAACTATAAGTGTTAATAAAATGGGTCTTTCACGCCTTAATAATTTTCTGAAGTCTGCGAGAGGAACAGTTCTCTACGTTAATCCTAATGACTTAGATGCCACTGATAGTATTGAAAATCAAGGTAACTCTTTGACTCGCCCATTTAAAACTATTCAGAGAGCATTAATTGAGTCTGCAAGATTTTCGTACCAGAAAGGTTTAAGTAATGATAGATTTAATAAAACTACAATTATTCTTTACCCTGGAGACCATATTGTAGATAATCGTCCTGGATTCATCCCTGATGGTGAAGGTATTTTTCTTCGTAGAGACGGAACAGTAACAAATGATTTCCCACCATATGATTTAAGTACAAATTTTGATTTAACAAATTCAGCAAACCAACTTTATAAACTTAACAGTATTCATGGTGGCGTTATTATCCCTCGCGGAACTTCGATTGTTGGGTTGGACTTAAGAAAGACTAAAATAAGACCAAAATATGTTCCAAATCCATTAAATGATAATATTGAAAAATCAACTATTTTTAGAGTTACTGGTGGATGTTATTTCTGGCAGTTTTCTTTGTTTGATGCTGATCCAAATGGACAGTGTTATATTGATTATACTACCAATCTTTTTGTTCCGAACTTTTCTCACCACAAATTAACTTGTTTTGAATATGCTGATGGTGTAAATGAAGTAAGTATAGATGATGAATACATTACCAATAGAAATTTTGGTAGAACTGATCTTGAAATGTATTATGAAAAGGTTGGTCTTGTTTATGGACAATCATCTGGTCGTCCTATTGAACCAGATTATCCAAGTTCAGGTCTTGATATTGAACCAAAAATCGACGAATATCGTATTGTTGGATCAACTGGATTTACTGTAGGTATAGCAAGTATAATATCAGGAGATGGAATAACTCCTGGTACAACAGTCACTGTAACTACAGAAGATGCTGTTCCTGGATTAGATGTAGATACCCCATTTAGAATTGAAGGTGTAACTGCAGATGGTTATGATGGACAATTTGTAGTTACTGAAAAAATATCAGATACTATAATTAAATATCAAGTTCAAAACGAACCAACTCTTGCATTATCTACTTCTGAAGGAGCAACTCTTACATTACAATCAGATACCGTAAGTTCAGCATCTCCCTATATTTTTAACATCTCTCTTCGTTCCGTATATGGAATGTGTGGAATTCTTGCTGATGGGGATAAAGCAACTGGATTTAAATCTATGGTTGTTGCACAATTCACTGGAATTGGACTTCAAAAAGATGATAGGGCATTTGTCATTTTCGATGAAGAAACCGGATTATATCAAGATAGCTCAGTTCCAGGCAATGAGACTTTAAGTAATAATTCTAGATCTATTCATAATCCAGAGTGGAGAAATTTCCACATTAAAGCTACTAATGATGCATTTATTCAAAATGTTTCAATTTTTGCAATTGGTTATGCGGAACATTTTGTCACTGAAAGTGGTGGCGACATGTCAATCACTAACTCAAACTCTAACTTTGGATCTAAAGCATTAGTTGCTAGTGGATTTAAGAGAAATGCTTTTCCTCAAGATGATCTTGGGTATATCACACATATTATACCCCCAAAAGAGGTTTCCTTAGATGAATTTACTTATGAATTCAATGCTATTGATGTCGCAAAAACAATTTCTTTTGGGTCAACTGGAAACTTATATCTTTATGGTCAAACAAACTCAGATGTTTACCCTGATAATGTGATTGAGGGGTATCGTATAGGTGCAAGACAAAATGATAGACTAAATGTACTTGTTTCTTCATCGGGAACAGTAACGGAATATTCTTCTAGAATTGTAATGCCACAGTCTCAGACAAGTTCTGAGAAATCATTTAATGTTACTAATAATTCCAATAATGTATTGACCATTGGAGCGCATACTCTGACAAATGGGGAAAAAATTAGATTTTTAAGTGATATTGGAAAAATACCAGATGGACTTTTAAATAATCAAGTTTATTATGCAATCACACAGGTAAATGATGTTGGAATAGGAACGACTCAGATTAAAGTTGCAAAGACTCTAAGTGAGTCTCTTACACATACAAACACATCTCCAAAAAATATAACTTTCAATACTAAAGGAGGTTCTTTAAAAGTTGTAAGTAGGGTTTCTGATAAAATATCAGGTGATATTGGACATCCAATTCAATTTGATACTACGAGAAATCAGTGGTATATTAGAGTAGCATCGGCAAGCACTGAAAATGGAATTTATAATGTAATTGTAGGATTAGGAACAACTGCTCTTGGGGAAGCAACATCAAGAACGTATATCAAACGTAAAAAAGACAATAGATCTTTATCCGAAAGAATATATCGTGTCAGATATGTTATACCAAAAGATGTAGGTGCATCCAACGTAAGACCACCAAGTGATGGATATATTTTACAAGAATCAAACACTTCTATAGGATCTACTGATGGAGAAGTGCAAACTTATTTTGGTAGTGGATCAATTAGCAATGCAAATGACCAAAGAAACTTCAGATTCATTGCCAATGCAAATTGGCAAAGTAATATTGCAAATGTTTCCACAGAACTTCCACACAACTTAACTATCGGTTCTCAAGTTGAAATAATAAATGTAGAGTCTAGTTTAAATCCTACTGGAGTAGGTAATTCTGGATTTAATGGCACATTTTCTGTCACAGGAATTAGTAGTGCAAAACATTTTTCTTTCAGTTTATTAGATAATCCAGGATCTTTTGCAAATAATACTAATTCTAGGGATACAACCCTCCCGTATTTTAAGAAAAAAGAGCATAATAATACATACTATATTTTTAGAAATGAGCAAGTTCAAAAGTTTACACCACAAGTTGAAGATGGTATTTATTATTTGACAATTTTAAATTCATCTGTTATTCCGTCAGTTAATTATTTTACAGATGAAAAGTTTTCGCAAAATGTCAAAAACTTATATCCACAACTCGATAAGGATAATCCAGTATCAGATCCAATAGAGGCAAAATCTTTTGCACAATCTTCATTAATTGGAGAAACTTTAGTTGATGAACCAAAAAATAGTATTACAAAAGAAACTATTTCTAAGAATTTAATAGATGTGGGCGTTGGAATTGGTGTTACTAACATTGTTTCAACAAGTTCAACTATTCACACTATTCATACCTCAATTGATCATGGATTAAATCGTATCACCAAAGTTTCAATTGCAAGTAGTGGACTTGGATATGGATTTGCATCTGCAGGAGATCTCTATAATGCACAATTGGTAGGTATTGGAACATCTATTACAGGAAAATATGCAACGGCAAAGGTAACAGTCAATGCGGCTGGTAATATTACCAACGTAGTTATTATGGATGGTGGTAGTGCTTATGGGATAGGAAATTCTTTATCTGTTGTTGGACTCTCAACTTTTGCTGGATTTACTACTGCAATTGTAAATGTAACCAAAATTTATAATAATGTTGGAGACTCTATAAGAATTAATGGTGTAAGTTCAGAATCTTATTCATCTTTCAACAATCTTTATAGAATAACTGGAGTTGGTGTAGGATCTGCAAATAGTTTTACTGTAGAGTCTTCTGTTGGAGTTTCTACATGGGTTTCTAGCACTGGCATTGGATCAGTTGTAACTTCAAATTCAACAGCATATTTAACTGGAGAGACTTTAAGAATTAGTTCTCTTGTATATGATAGAGTTAGTGGAATCGCTACAGTTATAACCCAAAACAGACATGGACTTAAGATTGATTCAAAAATTAGAATCGGTGGAGCAAATCAATCACTTTACAATGGAGACTTTGTAGTTACAGAAAATGTTGGACTTACTTCATTTAGAGTTAAGATTGGAATAGGAACAACTGCACCAACAGCTACTGGAACACTATATGGTTATAGGGGAGGTGTAACTTCCAATGAAGGTATTGTTACAATTGATAATGAAAATTTAAATGGAAGAATGACATCAATTTATGCAGGAATTACGACTACTCTATATTCTGCAATAAATGATGTTACTACTGAAAGCATCACTCTTAATGGAATTGATAGTTTAGATGTTAAAATTGGAGATTATTTTGCAATCGATGATGAAATTGTAAGAGTAAAAACAACAGTTCCCAATAATATTAGTGCTGGAACTCCAATTTCAGTGTTTAGAAGTGTTCTTGGAACAAAAGCATCTACTCACATTAGCAATTCTGTTGTAAGAAAAATTCGTCCTCTTCCAGTAGAACTTAGAAGACACTCTATTTCTCGTGCATCTAGTCATACATTTGAATACGTTGGATTTGGTCCGGGAAATTATTCAACTGCATTTCCAGATAGACAAGATCGACAAATTTCTTCACAAGAGGAACTTTTAGGACAATCTACCAGAAAAAATGGTGGAATAAACTTCTATACTGGAATGAATGATAAGGGTATTTCATATTCCGGAAACAAAAAACTAAGCACAGTAACCGGTCAGGAAGAAATCTTTGATACTCCTATTCAAACTATTACGGGCGAAGACATTTCCGATTTTCCAAGTATTAATGTCATCAGCGCAATTGAAGGTAATTTTGGACGTTCCATCACGATATCTGGAGGTTCAAATAAAAATTCAGTTTCTGAATTTAATGGTCCAGTAATTTTTACAAATAAATTAACTTCAAATTCGCCAAAAGGAATTGAGGCAAACTCTTTATATTTGCAAGGAGATGCTGTTGTTTCTAGAAAATTCACTGTGGGTGTTTCAACGCCAACATCTGCAGGAAATCCTGGTGATGTTGTTTATCTTGACAACCCAACAAAAACTGGATTTGTAGGGTGGATTTATACAAAAGAAAATGCATGGTTCCGTTTTGGTGCAATTAATGAAGCTAGTGTTTCAAACTCCCCAATTTTTGATACTCTTGGAATTAATACTATCACTGCTGGAGCAAATAGATTATTAGTAAATTCCGGAACAAATCAATTCTCAGTCACTTCTTCTGGTGGAGTTGGGATAGGAACAACTGATAGAGGATTTAAATTAAATATATCTGGAAATGCCAACATTTCTGGAAATTTAAATATCTCCGGTGTTTTAACTGCATCTAATTTTGTAGGTGATGGTTCTTTAATTACAAATTTAAGTTTACCTGCTAGTGGATGGACTAATACTTCCAATGAAGTTTATAATACTGACTTCAAAAATGTTGGTATTGGAACATCTGTTCCAAGATTTATGTTTGAGGTTGGGACAGTTGGAATGTCTTCAACAAGCATTTATGTCAATGGTCAAGCAAGATTTGTAGGTCTTATTACTGCAAATAATATTAATGTGAGTGGAATTATAACAGCAACTTCATACAATCTTCAAAGTTCTTCTGGAAGAATTACTGCTGGGATAATCACATCTACTAATTTGGTTGTAGGAACTTCTGGAACTGCTCTTATAACATCTAGTTCTAATATTGGTATTGGAACTCTTACACCAAGAGCAAAATTGGATGTTGAAGGTCTTACAAGACTTAAAACTTATTCCGAATCTATTACTACCCTGACAAGTGCATCTAATTTTGTTACTATTGATCTTTCAGTTTCACAAACATTTGAATTGACTCTAACTGAAAATATAAACTACTTTGTAATTGTAAATCCACCAGCAAATTCATCTTCATTTACAATTAAAATAACACAAGGTTCAAGTGGTGGTTATACTGTTGATTTGGATGATTTTAGAAATATTGGATTAAATTCAATTCCAGTATATTGGCCTGGTGGAGGTATTGTTCCAAATGTTACCTCAACTGCAAATAGAAGTGACATTTATTCTTTCCGATTATTTGACGGTAACAATATGTCAACTGTTGGAATGTACGCCGTTGTGGTTGGACAAAACTTTATAAACTGAGGTAAAAACTAATGCCAGCAAATAATAAGCAGACTACTCTCGATCTTAATGGTCCTATTTTATCATTTATAGTACAACCTTCTTCAATTTCGGCTTGTGGTATTGTAACTTTTGTTGGAATTGCAACAGCAACTTTTCCATCACAAACACCTTCCAATTCAGCCACTCCAACAGGTTACATCTCTTACAAATGGTACGCTCAAGACACTCAATCATCTACAGTTAAGTTAACTGATGGATCTTTTAATGGAGCAACTATTTCCGGTTCCTCAACTAATACTTTAACAATAGATTCTCCTGTTTATCTTAATAAGTATAAATTTTTTGTAGAAGCGGATTATATTCCTTCAGCATATGTAGTTTCTGGATCTGATGTTACTGCTGGTACTGCAAGATCTACCGGTAATGCTATTAATGATCCAATAAATTCCAATACTGCAGTATTGACTGCATACCCAGAAATTACAATCATTCAACATCCAAGATCTGTTACATTGGAAGAATCTGTTTTGAGGATTATAGATGGTTCTGGGACTGATACGTATCTTAAATTAAAAGACACTCCTTTTTATAATGACTTTGATCCGGGAAAAATATATACAATTATTTCAAGTAATGATGTTAAAGTTGATGTCCAAGTTTCAGGTGCAGGTGGAGGTTCATCTTATGTTGGAGATGCAAAATCTGTTGGTGGTAACGGTGGTCTTTCTTCTGGCAAACTTACTCTCCTTGCTGACAAAGAATATAAGTTAATTGTTGGTGGTGCAGGAGGAAATTCTTTAGGAACTCCAGGTATTAATGGAGGTGGGAGTAATACTAGAGGTGGTGGCGGCGGCGGTTATAGTGGAATATTTTTTGGATCCGTATCACAAAATAATGCACTAATAATCGCTGGTGGTGGCGGCGGTGGTGGAACTTTATTTGGAACTAATTATATTTCTAATGTTTATCATGTGTTTAATAATAGTTTGAACAGGCACGAGTTAACACAAACTAGTCGAGATATTACTGTTAACTATGTTGGAGCAAGTGCAGCTGATGGTTTACCTTGTAGTAATAATTTATCATATAAGCATTACCAAATAATTTTTAAAACTCCTTTTACGGATGATACTTATTCTATTGAAATCACTAATATAGCACAACAAACTGCAGGTGGAGGATATAAAAGTATTAGCAATAGTGGAATATCAGAAAAAACTAAATTTGGATTTAGGATTTGGTTCTGTGCAAATGGATATAATAGTTATGTGAGATCTTTTTCTATTCGCACTAATGGTCTAAAGGAAGGATTTAACTATCAACAAGAGGCATCTACTGGAGGTGATGGTGGAGGTTCTTCTGGAAAAAATTCCAATGCTATTGGAAGTGGTAAAGCAGGAACTCAGTCTTCTGGTGGTATAGGTGGCCAAGGTAATGGGACTCCTGGAAATCCTGGTACTATCCTGACCGGAGGATCTGGGGCTGGTGGCGGTGGTGGTGGATATTATGGTGGTGGAGGAGGAGTAATAAGTTCTAATTCAGCGTCTTTAACTGATGGTGGTGGAGGAGGAGGTTCTGGATATCTTCATCCAACATTAATTACTGATGGATCTACAAAACAGGGAGCAGGAGCATCTGCCTCAACTGATGGTTCAATATTACTTGATTTTGAACCAATTACTTCAACTGCTCAGGAATTTGAAGCAACTTTTTCTGTTAATGCTGAAGTAGATGATGATTCTGACAATCAAATTTTATATCAATGGCAATTAAATGGTGTTGATTTGGTTGATGGAGCAAGCACAAAAGAAACCAAAAAAATAATTAGAATTCCATCAAATAAGTATGGATATCCAGCAAATTCCCTTTTAAGACTTCCTCTTTGGGACAAGAACTCAGATTCTGTTTTGGATTTAATCGACCTTACCAATGTTGCAAACACAGTTACTAATACCGGGGTATCATGGGTAACAGGTGGAGGAAAATTCTATAATGGATATGCATATTTTAATGGAAATTCGCATCTTGAGATATCTCCTACTTCTGATTTTAATTTTGGACTAGGTGATTTTACCGTAGAATCTTGGGTATATTTTACTCAAAGTGGAATTAATGAAATATTTTCTTGTGGACCTTATACGACTGAGAGAAGTGCAACGTCAGCAAGATCCCAAAGTACATATCCAACTACAAATGATGGGTGGTATACTAGAAGTGGAGTACAACAAGATAATCCATATACTAATGTAAGACAACTAGTAATTCGTTGGGGAGGAACTACAATTTATGATAGTTCCAAAAACACAAACATACCTATACCTTCAAGTAATTCTGGTGTAACTGTTGGAAATTATACTTATTTTCCAATTTCAGGGAGAACAGGCACTTCTCAATATGGATGGTCAAGCGATTACAATAATGCATTTAATGTTTATAGAGTTTCTTCTTCTTTTACGATTAGAAAAAATTTATCATCACAACTTGAGGCATCTGTAGCAGGAACTTTTGTTTCCGGTGGAACTTTAAATTTATATACTTGGCATCACGTAGCAGTGTCAAGAAAAGAAGGGTCTATTAAGTTGTTTATTGATGGAAAAACAGTTGCCACTCAATCTTGGAGAGATATAAACATTAAGTCATCTTCTCCTGTTTTAATTGGAAAGGCATTGAATGCAATTCAAGAATATCCTATAGTTGGAAGAATGCAAGACTTTCAAGTATATGGAATTTCAAAATATACATCGGATTTTACTGTTCCTTTATCTGGAATGGTTGACTCAAGCCTTGTTTTGGATTTGCCTTTATGGGACGAAGGTACAGGAACTTTAAAACTTACTGATTTATCTCCAAATAAAAAAACAATAACTGATGAGTTAACTTATGGAAAGTCGCCCTTATGGAATAAGGGTACTGGGAAATTTTATGGAGGTGCTGCTTATTTTAATGGAAAACATTATTTGAATGTTGGGTCAAGTCAAGACTTTAATTTTGGAACTGGAGACTTTACTCTAGAATTGTGGTGCAAATTTTCTACATGGACTACTGCTACTACGGAAGTTTTAGTAAATGTTGGTGAAGGTGGTAGTGGTAGGGGAATACGGTTTGCATTATCTAGGAACAGTGTCGAAGGGGCCACTTTTTATCTCGCAGACATAAATTCGCGTAGATCAATTGGAACTGTTAGTAATTTGAAAATTGGAACTTGGAGGCATTTAGCAGTTTCTAAGTCTTCCACATCTGTCAAATTTTATGTTGATGGCAAATTAATATCATCTACAAATACTTCTTCGTGGTCATCTGGAATATTTGGTGGAGATTCGTATGGTTATATTGGATTGTTACGTGGTTCTGAACCAAATTATCCTCAATGTTATATGCAGGACCTTAAAATTTATAAAGGTCTCAATAAATATCCAACAGAATTTACTCCCAACCAAAACTCTAGCATATCGCTTCAATCGGATACTTCCTCATATATTGAAAAATCTATTACTAGTGTCAGTGGATCCAAGACAAAAAATCTTACCATATCCACAGATGATGTTTCTTATAATTTGTTAAGATGCAATATAACACATCCAACAGCTTGTAATTCTCCATTATACACAAATAGTGTTGAGTATAATGTTATATCGACATATCAAATTGCCCCAACAGTTGTTCCGGATGAACCTGTTACTCCCCGTGCTATTTTAGAAATGGAAGTTTATTATGCTAATGCGACAATGGATTCCAAAACTATTAATCTTTCTACTGAAGGATCATATTCGATATTTAGAACAGTAGAATCAGAATTAATACAAAATACTAATATTACATCTTCCGATACTATTTGTTTATATGCAAAAGAGAGAGATCTTTATGTTGAAGTAGAAATGTATGGGTCTTCTGGATCTGGGGCTGGTGGCGGTGGTGGTAGTAATAATGGTGGAGAGGGAGGATATTCAAAAATTAGATTTTTGATGAAAAAGAATGAAGAATATATTTTGCGTGGAATTAAATCACAAGGTGCTCTTTGGTTATATAGAAAGGCAAAATTAATTGCTTGTGTTGGCCAAGGTGGATCTTCGGGAAAAGGTATCTCTAATAAAGTGGGCGACCGTGGCGGCCGAGGAGGTGGAGTTGGTGTAAGTGGCGAAAATGGATCAAATAAACTTGGAGTAGGCGGAAAAGGTGGCGTAGCAATACAGTCCGGACAATTATCAGGAAATGGAATTTTTGGTTCCTCATCTTCAGAAGTTTTTATATATCCAGAGGACTCAAGAGCCACAAGAAGTCAGACTGGAGGTGGTGGTAGAACAATTTCTTGTACAAAAGGTGTATATTGGAGGAAGCAAGGAAAAACTGCGTGTGAGGATCTGGGTAAAATAAAATTTTTCTTAGGTGATGGAACAGTAATTCAAAATAGTGCCCAAATTGACAGAGGATATAAGGATGGATATCCTATAAATCAAACTGGTGGTGCTGGACTTAGTTTTACTGGCGAAGGAGGGCATGGGGCAACAGGCGGAAATTCCGGAAGTGGGGATTCACTTCTGGGTGCTGGCGGCGGTGGATCTGGATATCATGATGGATCAGTAAGTGTTATAGAAACAACTCTTGGTGGAAATTCATCAAGAAATACTAGATTTGTTATAAGGGATATAAGCGAAACTCCAAATGATTTTGGCGATTTCTACCAAGATTCTACAGGAAGAATATTAATATTTTCTGCTGCTACTGCAGGTAAAGATCCAAGAACTCTTACAAAAACTATTGGAAAAGTTCTTCCTGGGACAGATGCATGTATTGATGATGCAAGATGGCAGAGATTTTTGGAACTTGCTGCAACACAAGATTATCGTTTAACTGCTACTCTTGATGGAAGAACAACATCAATTACAAAAGCACAACCTTTTAATATTAGAAGAATGCTCAATGCAAATTATGTTAAACTCAAAACTAGTTTGACTGATTGGCAACTTGTTCAATATGCATATCCTCTATATTGTTTAGCATGGGACGAAACCAATCTTTCTTCTCCTGGATATGGTAGTGATTATTCTATTCTTTCTTGGTCAGGAACTAATTATTATTATGGATATTATGGAGATTCTTCTAACTCATTCTTTTCTACAACAACATATAGTCATACTACTGCCAATTACTGGATTCTTCCTCCAGGAGTTCCTGATTTTTAATTATAAATAACTAATAATCTAACTGGGGGAGAGTGAACCCAAATGGCAATTAATAAGAATTTTGTCGTAAAGAACGGGTTAGAAGTCGATACAAATCTTATTATTGCAGATTCTAATTCTAATCGCGTTGGTATAGGAACTACTCTCCCCCAATATAAATTCGAAGTTACTGAAGATATTGGGTCAAAAACTTTATATGTTGGTCCATCCAAAAATACATTTTCAGTTGTTACTGGACCAACTGGACTTGGAAATTCTGTAGGAATTGGAACGTCCTTACCTGGATATTTGCTAGATATACAATCTCCAGTAAGTACTGGACAAACTGCTGTTTATGTAAAAGGTGACGTTAGAGTTACTGGAATATCAACAATTGAAACTTCATTATTTGTAACTGGAGGTCCTATAGTTGTTGGATCGGTTTCTCCGACAGGAACAGCAAATCAGATATTACAACTTCATACAGGTGGAGCTTATATTGCTGATAATGTCGGTATAGGAACAACCACTCCGGGAGCAGAATTGCACGTAGTTCCAACATCAACCGGTATTGCAGGACTCTTTTCTGGATCAACTTCTGCAGATTTGGTTAGAATTACTCAATCAGGGTCTGGAAATGCATTAGTTGTTGAAGATACTGCAAATCCAGATTCAACTCCCTTTGTTGTAAGCACTATTGGTAATGTAGGACTTGCAACCACAAATCCAACGTCAAAACTTCATGTTATTGGTGATGTATTAGTAACTGGTATCTCCACATTTAACAATAGAGTAGACGTTGATACCGATTTAAATGTTGATAGAAATGTAACTGTAACTGGAATCTCTACATTTACCAATTATATTGATGCTAATGGTGGTGCTTATATTGATAACATCCAAATAGGTATAAGTGGTGATAATGAAATTGATACTACCACAGGTATTTTAACTCTTGATTCTGCTGCAGGACAAGTAACCGTTGATGATAGATTATTAGTAACTGGTATCTCCACATTTAACAATAGAGTAGACGTTGATACCGATTTAAATGTTGATAGGAATGTAACTGTAACTGGAATCTCTACATTTACTGGTAATGTAGATGCTAATGGTGGTGCTTATATTGATAACATCCAAATAGGTATAAGTGGTGATAATGAAATTGATACTACGTCTGGAATCTTAACGATTGATTCTTCTGCCGGTCAAGTAACCGTTGATGATAGATTATTAGTAACTGGTATCTCCACATTTAACAATAGAGTAGACGTTGATACCGATTTAAATGTTGATAGGAATGTAACTGTAGTTGGATTTTCTACCTTTAATAATCTTGTAGATATTGATACCGATTTAAATGTTGATAGAAATGTAACTGTAGTTGGATTTTCTACCTTTAATAACCGAGTAGACATTGATACCGATTTAAATGTTGATAGAAATGTAACTGTAGTTGGATTTTCTACATTCACCAATGGCCCTCTATTAATAGGCAGTGGAGCATCAACAGGAACCGCATCGCAAACACTTCAAGTTAATAGTGGTGGTGCTTATGTTTCTGGTAATGTTGGAATAGGAATTACAAATCCAACATCAAAACTCCATGCAGTTGGTGATGCATTGATTGTCGGTGTTGTAACTTCTAATGGTTTTAATGCGACTACTGGTAATGATTATAAAATTAATAATACTTCAGTTCTTACATCAACAACTCTAGGTTCTGGAGTAGTTAATTCATCTTTAACTTCTGTTGGAA